GTCGCGCTTTAGCCGCCGCAGGTTTCGGAATACCGACAGGAACAAAGTTTTCTCAGATGGGATAACCCATGGGCATCCTGATCAGCTTCCTCGAACTGCTGCTCTACATCGCGGTCATCATTTTTGTCGCCTATTGCATCGTGTGGCTGATCACGAGCTTCATGGGCTGGTCGATCGACGCCAATGTCTACAAGTTCGGCAAGATCATCGTCGGGTTGCTGTGCCTCATCGCGATCGTGGTCTGGATCGCCAGCGTGCTGGGCTTGGGCGTCGGGTTTCCGCACTTCTTGGTCTATCGAGGATAGGGCAATCGGAACATGCCAACCGTCCTTGCAGCCGTGATTCCCGCCGGAGAGACGATGTCGAACACCGTTGATCTGACCGGGGTCACCGCGGTGGTCGGCATCGTCATGCCGAACGATTGGACCGGAGCAGTCGTCACCGTGTGCGGCTCGCCGGATGGCGTGTTCTTTCATGATCTGCACGATGGACAAAGCGGCACCGAGCTTGCCTTCAATGCCAAGCCGGACTCGCTGGTGATGCTCAATCCTAACCGGATGCGCAGTTGCATAGCCGTGAAACTGCGTTCGGGCCACAAAGATGCGCCAGTGCCACAGGAGGCATTGCGCCAATTCGGTATCATCGTGGAGGGTGATGTAGCGGCGCAGCCGGGCACGGGCACTACTGCGCACGTCATCGAGGACACGACTAACAACTTCCACGGTGTTGAGCAGAACTTTCAGGCGCCTGGGCCAATGACCGTCGCGGTTCAGGCGTGGCTGAAATCGGCCAATCGGCAGGCGGCCTTTGAGATATTCAATTCCGATGGCGGCGCCCATGTGTATTTCGATCTTGCGACCAATGAGATTTATGCCGACGATGTTCACGGCATCGGCTTTTCCGTTTTCAATCTGGCTATCGAGGGGCCAGGCCCCAACGGCTGGTGGCTTTGCAGCGCCTCGATCGCTCTTACTCCGATCAGCCCCACCCAGACGTTTCGGATCATGATCGACAAGAACAAGTCCGGCGGTCAGGCCTGGCCCGGTGACGGCGCCAGTTTTGTCCAGGTCTGGCAGCCGTCGTTGACGGAGGACGGCGGTCAGAATTTGCTGGTCAGCCCGGATGATCTGACCGATCCGGCGTGGGCTGCGTTCGGCGCATCGGTGCAGAATTTTGACGATGTGCTTCCCGCGCCATGAAGTGCGACCGGCGCGCACCCAACAACTGAAGGAAACAGCATGACTCGTGGTCCGCGTCCGCTCCCGACGCATCTCAAGCTATTGCGGGGCAACACCGGCAAGCGGCCTCTGAACAAGGACGAGCCGCAGCCCGAGGCGTTCACCGATGTGCCCGACCCGCCGAGCTTCGTCACTGGCTATGCGGCGGATGAGTGGTGGCAGACGGCGACCGAGCTGCACCGGCTCGGGTTGCTCACGAAGGTCGACGTGCCGGCACTCGCCGCCTATTGCTTTTCGTTCGGCCAGTGGAAGCTCGCGGCCGAGGCGCTGCATCGAATACAGGCTGGTGATCCGGTGACGAACGGCATGTTAGTTGCTGCCAAGTACGGCGGCTACGCGGTCAACCCACTGGTATCCGTGGTGCGAAAGCACGCGAGCGACGTCGTGCGCTACGCCGCCGAGTTCGGCTTGACGCCGGCTGCGCGCAGCCGCATCTCGGCCGGCATCCACGGCGACAACTCGCAGGGCAAGTTTGCTGGACTCCTTGCCGGTTAAGCGCACGCCGAAAGGCCGGGGGCGCGCAAAGGCGGTGATACGGTTCATCGAGCAATTGACGATCCCGAGCGGCACCGGCCAGGGCAAGGCGTTCAAGCTCGAGCCGTTTCAGAAGGATTTCATCCGCGACGTCTACGAGCCGCATATCGGTACGCGGCGAGTGGTGCGGCGGGCGATCCTGTCGATGGCGCGCAAGAACGGCAAAGCAATAGCGCTCGATACGCCCGTCCCAACGCCAAACGGGTGGGTGACGATGGGCGATATCCGCGAAGGGGACGTTCTCTTCGATGAGAGTGGCGCTTCTTGCCGGGTGACGTTCGCGACGCCGGTGCAGCTAAACCGCAAGTGCTATCGGGTTCATTTTGCTGATGGCACCAGCATCGTCGCCGACGCCGATCATCAATGGACGGTTCGCAGTCGGCAACATGGGCGCACTCTTGTGCGGACGACCGAACAGATGTCCGACAGCGTTCTGTTGCCGCGGGCCGACGAGCGTATCGATCGAAATTATTCCGTCGTGGTCGCCGGCGCGATCGAATGCCAGGAGCGGCGACTGCAGGTCCCGCCGTATACGTTGGGTGTGTGGCTCGGCGACGGCAGCACTGATAGCGCGCGCGTTTCGTCCTCTGAACCCGACCACGCCATCCTCGAAGAGGTTGCCGCGGAAGGCGTGCCGGTCCGACGCCAGCGTGACGGCAAAACGTGCACTTGGTGGTCACTGTCGGATGGCGTTCGCGATCGTACAAAAACCTGCACTCAAAAATCTCTTCGTGATATCGGCGTCCTGCACAACAAACACATTCCGCCATACTACTTGCGTGCATCGATTGAGCAGCGCATGGCGCTGCTGCAGGGATTGATGGACACCGACGGTTATGTGTCGAAGGCTGGCCAGTGCGAGTTTGTTTCCACCTTGCAGCAGTTAGCGAGGGACGTCCTCGAATTGGTTCGTGGGCTCGGGTTCAAGGCAACATTCAGCACTGACCGCGCGCGTCTGAACGGTTTGGATTGCGGGCCGCGGTACCGCATCCAGTTCTGGGCCTATGCCGATCGGCCGGTGTTCCGTCTTGCGCGCAAGTGCGGGCGGCTCAAACCAAATCCAGGGCGCACCCGCAACGCTCGCAATTACATCACTGCGATCGAGCCGACTGAGAGCGTGCCGGTCCGCTGCATCCAGGTCGACTCGCCATCGCGATTGTTTCTTGCCGGCGAAGGCTTCACGCCAACACACAACACCGCGCTGATTGCCGCGATCGTGCTGGCGCATCTCATCGGGCCCGAGGCGACGGTGCACGGCGAGATATATTCGGCCGCCAACGATCGCGACCAGGCCTCGATCGTGTTCAAGTTCGCGAAGCAGATCGTCGACCTCGAGCCCGAGCTCGCGGCTGCGCTCGAGGTGGTCCCGTCCACAAAGACGATGATCGCGCGGCGCACCGGCTCGGTATATCGCGCGATCAGCGCCGAGGCCGGGACGAAGCATGGCTATTTGCCGAGCGTGGTCATCTACGACGAGCTGGCGCAGGCCAAGAACCGCGATCTTTACGACGTGCTCGATACGAGTTTTGGCGCACGCGAGGAGCCGCTGTTCATTGCGATCAGCACGCAATCGAACGACCCGGAGCACGTCCTGTCGAAGCTCGTCGACGACGGCTTGAGCGGTGTCGACCCGGCGATCGTCTGCCATCTGTACGCTGCGGACGAGGACTGCGACCTGGCGGACGAGGCGCAATGGCGCAAGGCGAACCCGGCGCTCGGCAAGTTTCGCGATTATGAGGATCTGGCGACCGCGATACGCAAGGCGATCCGCATGCCGGCGGAAGAGCCGAAGGTCAGGAACCTGTTTCTCAACCAGCGCGTGGCGCCGATCGCATCGCTGATCAGCCGCGCCGAGTGGATGGCCTGCATCGGCGAGGCGAAGATTGCGGACGGCGCAGTTGTGTATTTGGCGCTCGACCTTTCGAACACCGTCGACCTCACGGCGCTAATGATCGGTACGACCCACGATCCATGCCGTGTCGTGCCGTACTTCTGGAAGCCGGGCGATACGCTCACCGAGCACGCGCATCGCGACTTCGGCTCGGGATCGCACCGATATCGCGAGTGGGCCGAAGCAGGGCATTTGCATATCAGTCCGGGCAAGACGATCGATCCCGCCGTCATCGCGCAATTCATTGCCGAGTTGACGCAGCGGTACACGGTCCTCGGCATGGCTTATGACCGCTGGCGCATCAACGATCTTCTGCGCGAGTTCGATCGCGTGGGCCTGCAGGCCTACGAGGACGGCGACAAGGGCGGCGACGGTTTGCGGCTCGTGCCGTGGGGCCAAGGCTTCAAAGATATGGGGCCGGCGATCGACGCCGTCGAGCTTGCCGTGATGGAACGCAAATTGATCCATCCGAGCAACCCGATCCTGAACTGGAACATCGCGAACGCCGTGGCGGTGCTCGATCCGGCCGGCAACCGGAAGCTCGACAAGGACAAGTCGCGGTTTCGCATCGACGGCGCGGTGGCGCTCGCGATGCTCATGGGCCTGCGCTCGCGCGACCGGCAGGTGAAGCCGATCGATATCATGGCGCTGATTGGTTGAGATCATGAACGAGCCAGGCAAGCAGTCCTGGCATCACTTCTACACCGGCCGTTATTGGCAGCGCCGGCGGCGGCTGCAGTTGCGCGAGCATCCGCTCTGTAAATTCTGCGCCGATCGCGGTGCGGTTACGCGCGCGACCGTGGTCGATCACGTCAAGCCGCACCGCGGCGACTGGAATCTGTTCGTGCTCGGCGAGCTGCAATCGCTGTGCGCGGACTGTCACGACAAGCACAAGCGATACATCGAAATCCGCGGCCACAGCATCGAGGTCGGCGACGACGGCTGGCCGCTCGACCCGAACCATCCGGCGAACCGCAATCAGAGGAGAGATACACATGGCTGAAAGCCAACTTGCACTCATCACCACGGTCGGCAGCGATTTTCCCGCGCATCCCGCTCACCCGATCGCGCCGGGCGGCGGCGGTCCTGTCGATCCCGGCTACGGTTACCCGTTGCCGCCGGTCGTCAGTCATCCGATTGTGCCGCCGCCTCCTGGCGTGTGGCCATCTCCTGGGCACCCGAGTCACCAGCCGGTGCCGCCGACATATCCGGTCGACCCAAGTTATGGCCTGCCCTTGTTGCCGTCGATTTGGCCAACCCCGCCGGCATTTCCCGACAATAGTTTGCCTGTAGCGCCGGTTGCGCCCACCCATCCAATCTATCGGCCCGAGGCACCGAACAACGATCTGCCATTGCCTCCCGGTGCAGTATGGCCGCCGCTGCCGCCCGCGGTGCAGGGCCAGGTGATGGCGTTGGTCTGGATCGTGGGCGTCGGCTATCGCTGGACGGTCATCGATACGTCGCTCAAACCCAGCCATCCGATTTATCCGCCAAGTGCCGTTCCGCATCCCGATCAGCCGCCCTATGCGAGCACGCAGCCCATTCCGCCGGGACATGCGAGCACGCAGCCCATTCCCGGGGCGCCTCCTGCGCCGCCGAAGCGCTGATCGACAACTCACGGGCGCCTGAAGGCGCCCGTTTTCATCAAAACCTGGAGGAGTACCATGAAGCGACTTTTGACAACGGCTGCATCGATCCTTGTACTGTCGGCGCCCGCGTGCGCCGATGTGATCGATGTCTTCGCCACCGTAGACGGCGGCGCCCCTGCCCATACGAGTAGCGCCACCGGTCAGTTGATCATCAGTGCCGTCGCGCTCGGCCCGTTCAGCCTCAATAGCGTGGTCATCAACTCGGAGGCCACGTTGCCCGCGCCGGGCATTCTCAACACCAACACCTTGAACCTCAATCAGACCGTCGGCGGCAACCATACCCTAGTTCTGGATATCGTCGCGTCAGGTCTCGCGGGCCCCGGCGCTCTGCGTAACCTGCTGTCGTCGTTCAGCGTCAGCGGGCTCACGGCCGGCTGGGACGCCCGGGAACAAACCTTCATCAACGGCGCGCTGCTCGCCGATACCGGCGTGTTCACCAACCCATCGGACTCGGCATTTTCGATCAATCCCGCGTTTCTCGCCGGCACCTACTCGGCCGAGGTCAAGTACACCATCGACGGCGTCGGCATCGGCGGTTTCAACGGCGGTGTCGACATGTCTCTCGCCGCAGTGCCGGGCCCTGTGGTCGGCGCCGGGCTCCCTGGCCTCGCGGTCGGCTTGGCTCTGCTCGGATTCGGGATCAGGCGGCGGGCTCAACTCACATAACGCGAACACGGGAGGAAACCACATGCCGCTCGCAATCGTGGACGGGCCGACCATCAAGGCCGGCGAGTCGCTTTCCGACGGCGCCGACTGCTCGGGCGGCACCATCGTGCGGATCACGGTGCCGCAGGAGTTCACGCCGGCAAATCTCACGTTTCAGGTTTCGAGCGACGGAAATCTCTACAACGACCTATTCGCGGCGGACGGCGCCGAGGTCACCGTCACGGCGAAGCCGAGCACTGGCATCGTGATCGCCGAGCGATGGACGAAGTCGATCGCCTTCATCAAGTTTCGCTCGGGATCGCGCAGTCATCCAGTCGCGCAGCGCGAGGACTGTAAATTCGCCGTCGCGATCGAGACGACCGTCGAACAACCGACCGCCTGAAGCTTCCGAAACCACCGAATTGCCGAACCTGCATCCTGCGGGAAGGAAGAGCCATGCGAAAGCTCACGCGCCAAGACCTCGAACCCGAGGACGACGAGTCCGAACAGGACTTCATGGACCGCTGCACCGGCGAGACAGGCGACGAGGATGTGTGCCAGTTCATTTGGGACAACGCCGCCGCGAGTGGTATCCGGCACCGGACCCATGCCGGCAAGGTGAGCGGTTTGGAGTTCGTGCTGTCCGACGAGACGCCGGATCGCATGTCCGACGTCATCATGTCCGATGGCTGGGACTTGACCAACTTCAAGCGCAACCCCATCGCGCTGTTCGGGCACCGCAGCGACTTCCCGATCGGCAAGTGGCGAGGTCTGCGCGTCGAGAACAAGCAGCTCCGCGGTTTCCTCGACCTGGCGCCGGCAGGAACCTCCGAGCGCGTCGACGAGATCCGAAAGCTCATCGAGGCCGACATTCTGCAGGCCACCAGCGTCGGCTTTCGTCCGATCGAGAGCAAGCCGCGGCCAGAGACCGATTGGGGACTTTTCTACACCAAGGCCGAGCTGGTCGAGACCAGCGTCGTCGCGGTGCCGGCGAACCCGAACGCGCTCGCCGTCGCGAAGTCTCTCAACATTTCATCCGCAACGCTCGACTTTGTCTTTGCCGGGAAAGGCAGACGAGACAGGGCCGTGCGTCGCGGATTTCACGGCGGGCAAGCCGAACATAGACCGCAAATACGAAAGGGCACGACAATGACGTCGTTTGCTCAACGGATCACTGCTGGCGAGCAGCGCCTCAATGCGCTTCGCGATCAGCTTCAGGACCATTACGACAAGCTCGACGACAGCAACGTCAGTGACACGCAGCTCGGGATCTCCGACGAGATCAACCAGAAGATCAGGCAGGAGGAGCGCGCGCTCGCCTCGCTGCGGGAATCCGAGCGCAATCTCGCCGCCGAGTCCGATGGCGGCGGGAGATCGCTCGTCGTGCATCAGACGAGTGTTCCTGCGGCGCCGAAAGAAAAGGCCACGCCGCGGCCTTTCAGCTTCGAGAAAAAGAAGCTCGACCCGATCGATCTCCTCGTGCATTGCGGCGTTGCCCAGCTTTTTGCTCACCGTCAGCGCAAGCCGGTCGATCTGGTCATGCGCGAAATCTACGGCGACGACGATCTGCACAAGACGGCGCTCGCCTGGCATATGCGGGCCGCCAGCGCGGTCGCGCAGACTACCGTCACCGGATGGGCCGCAGAACTCGCGCAGCAGACCTATACGGCGTTCATGGATGCGCTCTATCCGTCGTCGATCTTCCCGCGACTGTCGGCGCTCGGCTTGTCGCTGAGCTTCGGGCCCTACGGCAAGATCATCATCCCGACGCGGGCGACCACGCCGACGATCGCCGGGTCGTTCGTTGGGGAAGGACTTCCGATCCCGGTTCGTCAAGGCTTGTTCACATCGCAAACCCTGACGCCGAAAAAGATGGCGGTCATCACGACCTTCACCCAGGAACTCGAGGATCACAGCCAGCCGGCAATCGAGGGTCTGCTGCGCGACTCCGTGCAAATGGACACGGCAATCGCGCTCGATAGCGTGCTGATCGATGCCAACGCGGCGACGACGGTTCGCCCGGCCGGCATTCTCAACGGTGTTTCCGGGCTGACGCCGACGGCCGGCGGCGGCTTCACGGCGTTGACCGGCGATATCAAGCAACTCACCGGCGCGCTGCTCACCGGCACCAAGGGCAACGTGCGCAACCCGGCGTGGCTGATGAACCCGCAACAGGTCAACAGCATCGGCCTGACTGCGGCGCCGGGCGCAGGCGTTTTCCCGTTCCGCGACGAGATCAGCCAAAAGCGATTGAGCGGATGGCCGGTGATCGATTCCGGTACGGTGCCGCTTGGTACGGTGATCGTGGTCGACGCCGCCGACTTCGTGTCTGTCGGTGGCGAGGCGCCGCGGTTCGAGATCAGCGATCAGGCGACGTTGCATCTTGAAGACACGACGCCGCTCGACATCGGTACGGCCGGCAGCCCGGCGACCGTCGCTGCCCCAGTGAAATCGATGTTCCAGACGAATAGCTACGCGTTGCGGCTTTTGTTGCCAATAAATTGGACCGTGCGGCGCACTGGTGTCGTCGCGTGGGCCGCCGGGGTCACCTGGTAGTAAGCAAACCCCCTTCAAAATGGGAGAAAGTAAATGGCTGACGAGAATGTCAAGGCGCGTCTCGCCGAGGAGCGAGCCGCACGAGAGAAAAGCCAGGCCGAGCATCGCGAGGTGACGGCCAAGATCAAACCGACGCCGACTCAGGAGGAAAACGACCTCGCCGCGTCGGGCGAGCATGTTTCCCAGCATGAGCCGGACGGATCGCCCGAAGAGGTCTCGCCGCATGTCAAGCGGGATGCCGAGGCAAGCAAGCCGGCAGGTCGCGGTTCCTATTCGACGCGGGCCATGGAGCCGCCCAAGCCGACACCGGCGCACGAGCACGAGCCAAAAGTAAAGCCGTGAATGAGCGCGACCGGGTGGTTGTCACGCATCGCGAAGCTGGTGCGCAAGGGCGAGGGCGACTTTCGCCCTGGCCCATACTACCTTCCGGTGACCGGCGGCTGGCTACCGGACGGCGCCGGCTGGAACTGGTGGCAGTGCGGCTACGATCCGGCCGCGCTGTCCGCACAGACCGCGATGGTCGAGGGTTGCGTATCGGCGTACTCGCAGACGATCGCCATGCTGCCCGGCGATCATTGGCGGATCAACGACAAGGGCGGCCGCGATCGCGTCCGCTCTTCGGCGCTTTCCCGTCTGCTGCGCTATCCGAACGATTATCAATCGATCAGCGACTTCATGCTGAACGCGGCGCGGTCGCTTTACCTGTACGGCAACACCTATGCGCTCGGGCTTCGCAACGATCGCTTCGAGATCGACGAGCTGCATTTGATGGATTCGATGAATTCCCATCCGCGGCTGGCCAGCAATGGGGAGATTTTCTACCAGCTCTACGGCAACGACATCATTCAGCGCCGCCTTGGCCCCGACGCGCTGCTGGTTCCGCAGCGTGACGTTCTCCACATCAGGCTGCATACGGTGCGCCATCGCATGCCGACTCCGCTCGTCGGCGAATCACCGATCGTCGCCGCATATGGCGACATCGGCGTGAGCTCAGCGATAAGCCGTCAGCAATATTCGTACTACATGAACCAAGCCCGCCCGAGCGCTGTTCTCACGACCGACCTCACGCTCGATAAGGACCAGCTCCAGGCATTGCGTGACCGTTGGAACGAGCAGGCCAAGGGCCTGCACCAGGGCGGCACGCCGATCCTGACCGCGGGCCTCAAGGTTCAGCCATGGACGTCGGCCGGCAAGGATGCCGCCACGGCGGAAATCCTCAAGCTGTCGAATGAGAACATTGCGCTTGCATTCCGCATTCCGCTGCAGATCCTCGGCCTCGGCGGCTCGACGTTCTCGTCGACCGAGCTGCTGATGCAGAGCTGGATCTCATCCGGTCTCGGCTTCGCGCTCAATCATATCGAGGAAGCGATCGGAAACCTGTTCCAGCTTACGGGCGTGCCGGACGAATATGTCGAGTTCGATACCGCCGAGCTTTTGCGTTCGGCGCAGAAGGATCGCATCGAGTCGCTGGCGCGCGGCGTCCAGGGCGGCATCTACGCGCCGAACGAAGCGCGCAACATCGAAGGGCTCGACAGCGTCGAATTCGGCGACGAGCCCCGTGTTCAGCAGCAGGTGGTCCCGCTCAGCCAAGTCGGGAAGATTCCAGCTGCGCCGGCGGCGCCGCCTCCTCCCGCCGCGCCGCCGGCTCCATCAGAACCTCCGCAAAAGAGCAACCGCGATGACATTGCACGAGAGGTCCGAACCCTGTTTGCCGGCGCCGACCGGGCCCGACGACGACGCCTTGCTTCTTGACGCGTGGCGCGAAGCGCTCGCCGAGGCGCTCGACCTCGAGCGTGCGCAATGGCAACGCCATCGCGAGCTGGTCGAGGCGCAGAACGCGGCAACGATCCTGCAATTGCGCGCCGAGGCGGCCGAGTGGCGAGCGGGCGCTGATGCTCGGCTCCAAGCCGTGCTTCAGGAGGCGCTCGAAGAGGTCTTGGCGATCGCCGCCAAGATCAAGGACGGCGCCGACGGAGCGCCAGGGCCGGCCGGCGAGCGTGGCGAGGCCGGCGACCAGGGCGAGCGCGGCGAACCCGGCGCCATGGGCCCTGCGGGGCCCGCTGGTGCGTCCGGCGAAAAGGGCGACCAAGGGCCACCCGGCGCCGCAGGGCCTCCCGGTGAGGCCGGCAGCGCTGGCGAACAGGGCCCGGCGGGCATCCCGGGGCCCGCTGGGAAGGACGGCGCGCCGGGCACGATCGAGGCGGCATTACCGTACCGCGATGGCGAGGTGCATTACCGAGGCCAGGTCGTATTGCTCGGCGGCTCGACCTGGCAGGCGCGCGCCGATACCGCCCGTGCGCCACCGCACGAGGATTGGGCCTGCCTGGCGTCGGCTGGACGGGACGCGGCAACACCCGTCGTGCGCGGCACCTGGCGCGACGGCGATGCCTACGCGGCGCTCGATATCGTGGCGCTCAACGGCGGATCGTTCATTGCGCGCAAGGATGCCCCAGGCCCGTGTCCGGGCGAGGGCTGGCAGCTCATCGCCTCGGCCGGCAAGCCAGGCAAGCCCGGACCAAAGGGCGACCACGGAGCTCCTGGCGCGCGTGGCGAGCGTGGTCCCGCAGGCGATCCCGCGCCGGTCATCCTCGGCTGGCGCATCGATCGCGAGGCCTACACGGCGCAGCCGATCATGTCCGATAACAGCGAGGCGCCGCCGCTCGAGCTGCGCGCCCTCTTTGAGCAATTTCACGAGGCGCGCTGATGGCCGACGTTTGGGTCAAGGTGCTGACGCCGGCCGACAGCTATGCGCTCGTCACGCTGGACGAGATCAAAAGCATCCTCGGCTTGCCGCCGACCAATACCAGCGAAGACGCGCAACTGCAGGCGTGGATCGCTCAGTACAGCGATGTCGTCGCGACGATGTGCCAGCGCGTGTTCGCCTATGAGCAGGTCGCCGAGACCTGGCGCGGCGATTCGAGCCCGTTCGACAGCCCGCGCCTGTTCCTGACGCACTACCCGGTCGCCGATGCCGACATCGTCTCGGTGGAATCGCCGCGCGGCAACGTCCTCGATCCGGCGAGTTACGAGATCGAGAACCTGTCCGGTAAGATGCGCATCGATGGCGCATGGACCGAACCCGTCACCGTGACCTATAGCGGCGGCTACAATCTGCCCGACGAGGCGCCGCCCGCGCTCAAGGCGGCCACCACGCTGTTGATCCAGGCGGCGCGGATGCAGCAGCGCTTGAACGCCACCGGCGGCGTCCGCATGGTCCGGCATGGCGACACGATCGTACAGTATTACGATCCGCTGCAGGTGCTTGGTAAGGCCGCGCCCACCGCGCCGTTGCAGGCGGCGGCCGATACCGCGGCCGGTTTGCTCAGCGCGTATATGCGTATCTATGTGTGATCATGCGCATCTATGTGTGATTATCCCGCAGGTTTTTTCACGTGAAACATTACGAAGTGCCGCGCGAGTGGGACGGCGGGACAGCGTTCATCGTCGCCGGCGGCCCGTCGGTGCTCGGGCACGACCTCGAGGTGTTGCGCGACCGGCGCGTGATCGTCATCAATTCGAGCGTTCATGCGGCGCCGTGGGCCGACTTTCTGTATTTCGGCGACTGGCGCTGGTGGAACGAGCCGGAAAACCGGGCGGCGGTCGCCAGCTTCGGCGGCCGTGTCGTTACCACCTCGCAGATGGTGCGAGACGCGAAGGTGCTGCTATGCCGCAAGGTCAATCCGCCAGGACTGGCGCAGGCGCCCGATTGCCTGACGCAGAAGTGGACCTCGCTCACGGGGGCGACGAACCTCGCGGCGCACCTGGTGGGACGCGGCGGAACCATCGTCTGGCTCGGCGCCGACGGCAAGGCGGCTGCGGACGGCCGGCTCTGGCATCACAAGCCGCACCGTTGGGGGCCGAAGCCCGATCGCTATGATCGCCAGCGCGGCGACATCGCCACTATGGCGGCCCCGCTGCGGTCGATGGGCATCACGCTGCTCAACGCCAGCCCGGGCAGCGCCTATGCGGATTTGTGGCCGGTCGTCAGCCTCGAGGACGCGCTCGACCGGCGGCGGGCGGCGGCTTGAGGCCGGTCCTGGTCCGCGGGATGTGGGGGCTCGGCGACAACATATATTCGCGCCCGTTCGTGCGCGCGGCGGCGGCGCAATATGAGGTCTGGCTGGAGACGCCGTGGCCGGAACTCTATGGCGATCTCGATATCAAGTTCGTGCGCGGGACGCGCCGGCTGCGAACGCAGCAAAAAAACATGGCGCGACAGCCGGCGGGTCGCTGGTCGCTCCCGCCGTGGATGCAGGAAGTCAAGGTTTCCTACGGCGGCGATTTGAGGACGGCCTCAATCGTCCATGCGCTCGAGCGCAAGTGGTCGTCGCTCAATGTCGGTTTCGATTCGGCGCTGTTCGATCTGCCCGACATGGGTCCGCCGCCGGCAATGCCGAGGCACCGGCCTGTTGCGGTGGTGCGGCCGGTGACGGTGCGAACCGAATGGCGCAACCAGGCGCGCAACCCGCGGCCGGAATATGTGGCCGCCCTGGCGGCCGAGCTGATGACGACGCACACGGTGGTCGCGGTCGCCGATCTCGAGGCGGGCCAGGAATGGGCGGTCGGCGAGCTGCCGCCGGCGCACCGTTATCTCGTGCGTGGCGAGCTGAACGTGCGCGAGCTGCTCGCCCTGGTGCGCGAAGCCGACGTGGTGATCGGCGGCGTCGGCTGGATCGTGCCGGCCGGGTTGGCGCTGGGAACCAAGACCTTCGTGGTGCTGGGCGGCCACGGCGGACACAACGCGCCTGAAAAGATCACCGATCCAAGGCTCGATCTGAGCCAGATCGGCTTTGCAATGCCGGAGGCCTTCTGTCGATGCACGAGCATGTCGCACGACTGCGACAAGACGATAGCGGACCCGATCGGACAGTTCCGCCGCTGGTCGAGCAGCTTTCGCGCCGCCGCCTGACCTGGTGGCCGACGATCGGCATCGGCTGGTATCCGGTCGAGGCGGGACACACGCCGTATGATCAAGCGTATTTCGACCAGTTCGATCGCAATGCCAGGACACCGATCGGCCGCGCTTTGATGTTGGCGCGCTGCGACTTCGTCGAGCAGCACTATCGGGGACCATTGATCGACGTCGGGATCGGATCGGGCGCGTTCATCGAATGCCGGCAAGCGCGGCAGCAAAAGACCTGGGGTTACGACATCAATCCGGCCGGACTCAAATGGCTCGAAAAGCGGATGCTGCTGATCGATCCGTATCTCGTGCCGTTTCAGGCCATGACGATGTGGGACGTGCTCGAGCACATGGAGGATTTCGGATTGCTGCTCGCCAACTGCCGCGAATGGCTGTTCGTGTCGCTGCCAATCTTCCGTGACGCCGAGCATGCGCTGCGCTCGAAGCATTTCAAGCCGGACGAACATTGTTGGTATTTCACTCGTGCCGGGCTGGTGTTCGCGATGAAGTCCTGCGGCTTCACGCTGGCGTCGGAAAGCAATGTCGAAACCGAACTCGGCCGCGAGGACGTCGGAACGTTCGCGTTCAGAAGGAATGCCTGAATTGTTGACTGTCGACTTCGGCGCACTGATGTTCGATCCGGTCTATGCACAGCTCGGCGTGTCGGCGGTGTTTACGGTGGCGGCCAGCGGCAGCGCCGAGGTCAACATCACCGTCATCGACGACACCCGCCCGAAGGCCGTGCCGATCTCGACGCAAACCGGAGCGCAGGTAAGTAACGTCGGGCCGGGCGCCTTCGCCCGCGTCTATGAGCTGAGCCAAAAGGGCATCGCCCGCGCCGACTACGCCGACGCGGTCCTTGCCTTCAATGGCCGAACCTGGATCGTGCGATCATGGGATCTGCGCGGCAGCCCGACGGGCGAGGACTGGGGCGAAGTGCGGTTTGCCCTGAAGGCTGACGCCGTTGGTTGACGTTCGCGAGGACATCCTGGCGCGGCTGCTCGTGGTGGTCGCCGGTATTCCAAACATCAAATCGGCCCAGCGCAACAATACGGAGATTCCCGAGGACTTGTTGCCGGCGGCGCTCGTATTCGACGGCGACGAGGAAACCGACGACGCCGGTGACCTGTCGATGCGGCCTTCAAACCGGCCGAGCATGGTGCGCATGCATCCCGAGATCGTCATCGCGCAGCAGGCCGACGAGGTCGGGTCCGATCTCACCACCTTGCGGCGCGAGCTGATCAAGCGGGTGCTGACCGATATCGAGCTCAACGAGCAGATCGTCAAGACCGGACGGAATGGCAATGGCGCAATCCGCTATCTCGGCTGCCAGACCGATCTCGGCTTGGGGCGCTCGCTGCAGGGGGCGCTGCGCGCCCAGTTCATGTTCAAGTACGCACTCAAAATAGAGGACTTATAAGCCATGCCCACGTCACCTAACGTCGCCAACTATCACATCGGCAAAGGCATCGTCAGCTTCAAGGAAACCGGTGCGACGACTTTCACCGACCTCGGCAACGCGCCAAAGTTCATCTACACGCCGGCGGTCACGAAGAAAGAACACTTCTCGGCGCGCGAGGGCGTCAAGACCAAGGACTTCACCGCCATCACCCAGATCGGCGCGACCATCAAGGTTACGCTCGACGAGATCACCGGGGAAAACCTCGCCATGTTCGCGCTCGCCACGTCGGGCACCGACACCGATGGCAACGTCACGCTGTCCGGCCTGTCGAAGGCCGAGTTCGTCGGTGACATCAAGGTGGTCGGCACCAACGACATCGGCCAGCAGGTCGACTTCCTCGCCACCGTCTCGTTTGTGCCTTCCGGCGATTTCAGCTTTATCACCGACGCCGACGATTTCACGGTGATCGAGCTTGAGGCCGAGGTCATGAAGAGCACTGCGGGCGACTTCGGCATCTGGACAATCCGCGACGAAACCCCATCGGCGTAAAGGATCACAGCATGGTCGACCTATTGGACATAGCACCCTCGACGGCGGTCGAGGTCGTCAAGATCGATGGATTGCGAGTCAACGTGCGCGGCGTTTCGGTCGACGCCATCGCGTCTATCGTGGCCAGGTTTCCCGAGCTGAAATCACTGGCCGGCGGCTCCGGCGACAGCTTCCTGCCGCGCCTGATCCAAGGCTGCGGCGCGGCAGTCGGGCCGATCATCGCGGCCGGCTGCGGCCATCTCGCCGACGAGGTCTACGAGCAGCATGCCGCCAAGCTGCTGCCCGAGCACCAGTTGAAATTTCTCAAGGCCATTTACGGGCTGACGTTCCCAAACGGGATAGGCTCCTTCGTCCAGGAACTGACGGGCCTCATCGGCGGGGCGGGCGAAGGGGCAAAGGCAGTCAAAGTGCGCTTGCGGAAATCGCCCTCGCCATCGTCGCCCTCGGCCGACGCGGATTCCCACCAGACTTTGCAATGACGCTGACGCCGCGCCAGATCGCGGCCTATCTGGAGCTCGGCGAGCGGCTCGACCGCATGGAGCGGGCGAACGATCTCGCGATCACCGCAATCGGTGCCCAGGGCGACCAGAAGGCGATCGACAAGACCCTCAAGGAATTGGGCGGGTGATTTACCTGCCACCCTTGCGTTCGCTGGCCGCGCGGCCACCGCAGCGATGACCAAGGGCATCGAGGTCATTCGGGTTTTGGCATGGTCCGGTAATTGCGTTTGCTGGGATAGTCGCCGACATCACATGATTGGCGGATTGGGGCGGGATGGACGCGTGCTCTGCTGACCCATCACGCTCGCTTGGAGTTAATGATGCAGGCATCGCCAATATCGAAGCCGCCCCAAGCATCAATCCGATGCCCCATATCCAGCAGAGGAATTTGAACACAGTTTCTTTCCCTTTTATTCCGAAGACGCTCAAGAAACATCGTTCGTCGTCAGAGGCCGCCCCATAGTGTAGGCGCCGCTCGCAAGCCTGATCGCGTCACGGTGCACAAGGCAATCATCGTCCTCCGCGATGCGGCAGAGGCCTTCCGCAATGGCGGCCTCGACAACCTGTTTCGGCAACTGCCAGTACAGGATCGCGCCATCCGCGCTCACAAGCTCAGTCATCAATTCTTCGCGTGTCATGTGTTGTTTCCCTTCGTTTTGTGTCGGTGCCGCCGCAAGGATTAGTTGCCATGACACGACACCAGATGCAACATCGCCGTCTTGTCATTTCGTGCCACGCAGTTGCTTAACGGTGCCATTCGGCCATGAAGCTCGTCTTTTCGGCGCAGGAGGGAGCACTCCAGCGGCTCCTGGAGGACATCGAGCAGCAGGTCGACGAAGCCAAGGCCGGCGCTGTGCAGGATGCCGCCAAGCTGGCGGTCACCCAGGGTCGGGCGAACATCGCGGCGGCCGGGTTCCCGGCGCAGTGGCAGAAGGCGTTGACGTCGAAATTCTTTCCGAACAAGGGCGGCGACCCGGCGGCCTTGATCTTCGATGCCAGCCCATTCGCCGGGGTGTTCGAGCGCGGCGCCAGGATCGGGGGCCGGCCGCTGCTGTGGCTGCCGCTCGAGCGGAATTTGCCGACCGGCATCCATACGCCTCGTGCCTACCGGGGCAGGCTGGTGTCGGTGAACGTCACCGGCAAGCCGCCGCTGCTGTTCGACGCCGCCAAGCGCGAGCTGGGGCCGCTGTTCGTTGGGGTGAGCCAGGTCAGCATCCGCAAGCGCTTCGATCTCTATCGTATCTTCGCACAGGCGGCAGCGCGCATGGATGAGTTCTACGAGAACCGGATCAAGGGCTAACCGATGGCAACGATCAGTCAGCGCATTAGCATCGAAGGCGCCGATGACATCCGTAAGCAGTTCGATGAGCTTGCCAAGGCCGGCGCGGCGGCGTTCCAACAAATTCAGGATGCCGCCGAGAAAACCAAGGTTGACCCGGCAGCGCAGCAGTCCTTCGAGGACCTCGTCGCCGCGGGATCGAAACTGGCGGGACAGTTCGATGAGCTTGCCAAGGCTGCCTCGCAATCGGCGCCGGAGATTGAGCAGGTCGGCAAGGCCGCTGCAGCGACGGGCGAAAGCCTTGTCGCGTTCGCCGACGCAGGGGACAAAGCCGCGCAAGCCATCACCGCGGTTGCCGACACAGGCAAGCAGGCCACGACCGAGGTCGCCAAATCGGGCGATGCGGCTGAGAAGTCGTCGGTCTCTTACGCAGACCTGACGCTCGCAGGGGACAAAGCCGCGCAAGCCATCACCGCGGTTGCCGACACAAGCAAGCAGGCCACGACCGAGGTCGCCAAATCGGGCGATGCGGCTGAGAAGTCGTCGGTCTCTTACGCAAACCTGGCGCTCAATGTGGTCCGCACCGGCGCGTCGGTCGTGCAGGCGGGCGTAGGCATCGCTTCGGCTGGCACGGCAGCGGCGACGCTCGGCGTGCAGGCGATCGGCGCCGCCGCCGCCGTTGGCACGTTCGCCCTTACGCTTGGCAGTACGGTTGTTGCCGCCATTGGGGCAGCGATCACCGGCCTGGGCATCCTTACCTCCGCGCTGGAGCGAACTGCCTTCGACGTCGCGCGGCTGTCGGATACGCTCGATCACCTCGCAACGAATGCTAGCGGCCTTGGTCAATCGTTTACGAGCTTGCAGGTCGGACAGCAGGCGTTCGCGCAGATCGGCATCTCGGGGGAAAAATTCCGCAGCGTTATCGCGTCGCTCGCCAAGGACCTCGAATCACTCAAACCTGGGGATGCTATCGAAGCCTCGACCAAGAAGATCACCGACGCGACAAATCAATTGCTTGCCGCCGAAAAGGCGCTGCTCGAGGTGCAGATCAAGCGCGAGGCAGAAGACATAAGCGCTCCGCGCGCGCCGTTCGATGCTCAACAGCGCATCCTGGCAATCACCGAGGAGCTCAATAACTCGACCCAAAAGCAAGTGGATGCCGAGAAAGACCTGAAGACTGCGCGCGAGGAGAGCGCCAAGGCCGCCGCCAACAATCTGACGAACATCTTGGAGCTCATGCAGCAGGTCGAGTTGAAAACGAAGGCGTCAGATACATTCATAGGACCCGTTCGGCCGACGTTCGATGCATTGACGACGATTGAGACCAAGATCAATGCGGTGAAGATCAGGCTGCAGGACGTCGTCAAGGCCGGCGGCGATGTTTCGAAGTCGCTGCTCAATATCATCGCCAACCTGCCGAAGGAAGACGCGTTCAAAGTCGGCGCAGCATTTGGTCTTTCGGAAACCGATGTCGACCGAATCCGCCGGTATGGGACCGAGGTCACGAAGATCGACAATCTCTTCGCGAAGATAAGAGGGGCCGGCGTCCTGATTTCCCCGTCGGATGCGACGACATTCGAGCAAATGAACGAGAGCAGCCAGCGCCTTGCCAGCGCATGGGAACGCCTCAAGCAGGCGTGGGCGTCGACGATCTTCTCGGGCCTGGCCGCGAGCGGCGCGACGGTGTTCAATAACTTAACTGCGCTGGCTGTGGAGTTTGCTGCCCTGGTCGTCGAGACATTCAATACGCTGATCGGGCAGTTGTTCACGACGCTCGGCCAGATTGCTTCCGGCTGGGGCACCATCTTCAGCATGATCGGCCAAGGGTGGGTCGCCATCGGGCAGTTGATCGCCAGAGTGGTGACGACGACCGCCGGTGCCGTGGAATCCGTGCAGAGCGCGAGCGATCAAGCCACGGCTCTTATCGGGACGTGGATCACGACGCCGGTCGGAAACGCCTGGCAATGGATCAAGGATACCTGGGACGGCATTGTGGCTTGGATCAGTGCGAAGATAGATCAGGCCACGGCTCTTATTACCGCCTGGGTCACGACACCGGTCGGTAATGCTTGGCAGTGGATCAAGGATAAATGGAATGCGATGCTGAAAGGCTTGGGGTTCGGCGGTGCAGCGCCGCCGGTTGGCGATAAAACGCCGCCTGTCGGTGCGGCACCGCCAGCCGGCGACAGTTCTGGCCTGGTGCAATTAATCGCCTCGCGCCGCAAGAGCGGCTCTGTTCCCCTGCCTCAACCTATTCCAAGGGAGGCCTTCTCGGACGCCGAAGATTTGTTCGAGGAAAAGTTCAATAAGATTGCTGAACTTGTAAACAAGGCCGCGACGGCACTCGAAGATTTCAGGGAAATTCCGATTGATCAGAACGCTGAAAAATTGAAAGACGCGGTATTGGCTATTGCCCAACAACTTCCAGAAGTGGAAGGTATCGCTGCCGGCTTAACGAAAATTCCACAAGTCGCGGATGCGATGGACGGTCTTAAAGCCGGGATTGTTGAAACCGTAAAAGGCGCTACGAAAGCACTCAAGGACTTTAATGCGGACGCGGTGTTCGAACCCATCGTTGCAAGCGCGAGCAATGCGGCCGATCAGGTTAAAGAAGATTTCAAAGCTACACAGGACCCAAATGCCTGGCAGTGGATCGTCGATACATTCAACAGCGTCGTGGGATCGCTCGGTTCCGCGATAGGCGAGGCCACGGCCCTCATTACGTCCTGGGTCACAACGCCGATCAGTAACGCCTGGCAATGGATCGTCGACACCTTCAACAGCGTGGTGAGCTCGCTCCGCTCCGCAATAGATCAGGCCACGGCGCTCATCACAACCTGGGTCACAACACCGATCAGTAACGCCTGGCAGTGGATCGTCGATGCATGGAATGCGATGCTGCAAAAGCTGGGGTTTGGCGGTGGCGGCAGCTCGCCGGCTCCGGCAGGAGCAGGCGGCATGGCCTCGGGTGGCGTGGTGCGCGGGCGGCCAGGCACCGATACCAACCTGGCCTGGCTGACGGCTGGCGAGTTCGTCATTCGCCGTGAGGCGGTGCAGGCCTACGGCCTTGGCTTCCTGCACGCCATTAATGCCATGCGCGCTCCGCACTTCGCAGGCGGCGGCCTCGTCGGCATCCCGGCTTATGCTAGTGGCGGGGAGGTCATGAGCGGCATCCTGTCCGCTAAAGAGGTCGATCAAGTGCTCACCCGGGTGAGGGTAATGATCGACAACATAGCCTTGGCTATCGCCCAAACGAATGATGCGATCATCGATAGCATGCGTCGCGTCATGCGGGACATCGACAGGGCGATGACGCAATTTTCGCAAAGCATTCAGTCTCTATTGGAGAGTACCAAGACGGCGTCGGATACGCTGTGGGATTTTCAGCAAAGCCATGCCAGCGGCGGCCTGCTCGGCGGTCGCGGCACCGGCACTTCCGACAGCAATCTCGCCTGGGTGTCGCGCGGCGAGTACATCACGCCGGCGCGGGCGGTAGCGCAGCCGGGCGTGTTGGACTTCCTCGAGGTGCTGCGGCGCTCGGGCGGCAATCTGCGCGATGTGCTCTACGGCATGACCCACTTTGCAATGGGTGGGCTCGTGCATGCGCCGATCGGCATTCCGGCCTTCGCCGGCGGCGGCATGAACCACGTCACCATCCAGTTCCCCGGATTGCCGGCCATAACAGGGCTGCGTGCCTCGTCCGACGTGGTCGAGGAACTGCGTAGGAGCGCGGCGCTGGCGCAGGTGCGCTCGGGCGGCCGGAAGCCCAGCCGGTATTCCTGATGCCCGCCCCGGCTTATACGCTGCTGGCGATCGACGGCATCGACTTCAGCCAGTATGCCGTGCGCGGCATCACCATGACATTGACGCCGATCGCGCAGGCGACAAACGTGGCGCGCGATTGCCGCGGGGCGCTCGCCGACATCTCGGTCGAGCAATTCCGGCAGTATAAGGTGACGATCGCCTGCACCGATCATGAGGCGCCGGAGCTCACCGATGTGTGGCCCGGGGCGGACGTCACCATTACCTGCATTCCTGCTCTCGGCGCCGCCAACACGACCGGCGACGTGCTGACCATTCTCGCCAAGGTGACGGCGTGGGACACCTCGCGCGACGAGTGGTCGGCAGAGGTGGCATGGAAGCTCGAGGCAGAGCAGAGGACCGTCTGACCCATGCCCGCCGGGATGCCGTACTTTGCCTGGATCGATCCCGGCGAGACGGTATTCGGGCCCGAGCATATGCGCTGGGACGAGAGTGTGTTCTCGTTCACCTTGAAGCAGGACGAGGGCGATCCGGCGAGCCTGACCGTGGTGGTACGCCGGCCGCGCAACGAGGCCGGCAATGCGATCGGCCTGCTCGGGCCCGGCCGCAAGATTTGGGCGTGGTTCGCGCTCGACTGTGGCCCGGACCTGATCCGGTTTCGGGGCCGGCTCGTCGGCGTTCCGACCAGCATCTTCGAGGAGCTGGTGACGCTCGAATTCGTCGCGCGGCCGATCGATCTCGTGGCGCAGAAGGCGGCGCTCGCCGACACGCTGCGGGTGCTGCCGTACTACGACGAGGTGGTGATCGATCCGACACGGCGCACCGACCCTGAGGTCGTGCTCGAGGGTTACAGCAAGATTTGGCATTACGATCGGGAGACCCTTGTTCTGACCGTGTCCGACGAGATCACCGGCGAAGATGGCCTCGTGGAATTCGATGGCGCTAGCGAAGGCGGCAAGGTGCTCTATGACGGCCTCGCCCTCACCCTCACCACCGGGCCGCTGGCGCGGGTCGATGTCAGCGCCGAATACACCTGGACTCAATCGGCGCAAGGCAATGTCGACCTGACCGGCTACCTGATGCGGAATTGGCCGGAGTCTTATCGAGGCTACATCACGTCGTATACCCTGACGGCTGACAACTGGCCGAAGGCTGGGGCCGGGATAGGCGACGGCTGGGTCGTTGCCAACGCGAGCGCCGACACGCCCTACAGCCTTCAGGTCAAGACCAGGATTTCTGGCAGCAAGCTGACGGTGACGAATCCGGACACCACGTGGTTTGGCACCTCGAGCTATACCACCACGTTCGAGGATACGCAGAGCTATGTGGATGCGCCGATCGGGATAGGTTTTTCCGAGCTGGTGACCAGTGACGTCATCAACGTGGGGAAAAATAATTCGTATAGCCGCAGCTATTCGGCCACAGCCGCCTTTTTGCCGTTGAACTATACGACGGTCACACTCGTAGCAGCCTACACGGCGAACCGGCAATGCACCGAGGTCGTGACATTCTCGCTCTATGCCGATGTGCAGCCCGTCCTGACTGATCCGGACGATGGGGAGGCGCTGCTCATCAACGATGTCAAGTCGGTCAATCTAAGCGAAGCGATCGGCGCGGGCACAGGTGCCTATGTGCCGATCGGCGATCCGCGGCGGCGGTCCTATATTGCGACCGATCGCGGCAATCGAAGCCTCGAGCACCTGATCGCGCTGGCGCGGGCCCACCTGCTGCAACGGGCGCGCGTCGTGGAAATCGCGTTTGCTCCGAAACTCTCGCGCATGCCGGAAATCACACTGCGCAAGAACGCCTTTCTGGTCGAGCCGCGGGTCGGCGAAGCGCTGGGGAAGATCATCGGATATTCGCTGGCGCTGGACGGCTCGGACGGCCGGATCAAATGCGAGGTCCGCATCGGATGCGCCATTGGCTATGGCGGATCGGCAGTGGCCGCGGGCGGGGAGCCGACCTATTGCGACATCGACTATGTCGGTGCCGACTATCAGCAGTTCACCGGCAGAACGGTCCTGTTCGACACGTCGGTCGGCTATCAGCCGCCGAGCTCGGCCCCGAACGACGACGGCATCGAGTTTCTGTCCGTTCTCACGGCGGAGGATGTGATCCAGACCGGCCTTGTCGTCGAAAACCCGCCTTCGGTGCAAGCGCCTATTCTGTTCCGGGCCGGCCAGTTTGCTTCGGTGCCGATCAGCGGCGCCGATATAGAGCAGATGAAGGAGATCCCCGCCGCGCGGAGCCAGGCCATCAGCAACGCAATGAAAGATTGCGAGACCAGCGTGACCTTCAAGCTCAAGAGCATGTCGCGACAGTTTTCCAGCGACTACGCAGTGCAAGTCACCGATCTAAGTATTCCAACCGGCTATGATCTGGAGGCGGTATAATGGCGGGTTTAGAACTCGTTGTCCGACCGGTCGTGTTTCCCAACATTCGGCCGGCGCCGGCCAGAATGCTCGCGCCTGAGAGTAATCCCGACCAGGGCTTCGCCGTTATCAAAGGAACGGGCGGCAACCTCATCGATCTGCCGCATAGTTGGAGCGCCAGCCATTCAGAAACGAAGCAACAGCAGGAAACTAAACGGATGTACGATGTAGAGAAGGTTTATCAAGTGGACGACAACGGCGAGATCAACAAGAAAAACTTCGTCGAGGTCGAACGCTTGAAGAAGGTAAGGCTCGATGACGGAGGAGACCAAGGCGCGATAAGGGTGATTTATGCCGAGCCGCCACCTGCCAACAATATCGAGGTTAAATTCACCGACATGCTCCGATAATCCATCATGACGCTCATCTACGTCACCACAGGAGCATGGGGGGCCGGCACCGGCACGCCGAACAGCGCGGCGCAGGTCGACGGCAACTTTTACGATGTCGATCAGCGCATCGTCGACTTGAATGCCGCGCTCGCCGAAGGCAAGCGCATCGACAGCGTCACTTACACAGCCAACAGCATGACGTTCCACTTCACCGATGGGACGTCGCAAGTCATTCCGTTGCCGGTCGCCGTCATCACATATGTGGGGCAGTGGACGAACGGCACGCCCTACACGACCGGCCAGATGGTTTCGGTTCGTGGCCTGGGCATGTACCAGGTGCTCGTCAGCCACACCACGCCGCCGCTGCCGGCGGCTTTTGATCCGGCTGCGACGGATGGTTCCGGGAACCCTCTCTATGCGTTCTGGATGCCGTTGTACGACGTCAACTACGATGCGGCGATCTTCGTGCCAGGCAGCGTTCAGCGCATCGCCGGCGAGGTGCTGTTCCAGGCCGTTGCCGGCCGGACCATGCAATTGGTGAGTGGGAATGCGCATGCCTACGCCTATCTGGATGTAGGCATCGGCGCCGGCACTAATATCGTGATTTCGATCCAGAAGAACCGGGCCGAGATCGGCACCATCACGTTTGCGGCCGGCGGCACGCTCGACAGCGGCGGCGGTCAAAGCGGGGCCTTCAATATTCCGGCTACCGTGGACTTTGCCGAAGGCGACAGTTATGCGCTGCGGGTCACGGCTTCCAACAACGCTGGAGCGAGCGGCTTGTCGGTGACGCTGCCGTTCCTGCGCACGGATATCTGATGCCGGTCGGGTCGTATTCTCCTGATGTGCTGACGCGCATCTTCAATGTGCATTGGATGGGTGGTCTGGCGGTGATATTTGGCGCCATGGACGAAGATGCCCCAGACCAAGGCAGTGCTGCCGTGAGCGAGGAGGTGACTGTTGAGCGAATAGAGGGATGTTGCCATGTCGAGTGATGGTGATGTGTTGGCGGGGAACACGAAGCGGATTCTGGCGGGGATCGTCGAGCAGTTGACGGAGCATGGTTCTGGCGGCGGCGTGCTGTGCTCACGCGAGCAGGCCGAAAAGCTACATCAACGGGTGCTTGAGCTGTTCGATGAGCATGCGGCGCGGATGAGCAAGCGTCGTTCGATCTTATATCGAGGATGCTCGACTCTGTATGGCGCCGATGGCGAATTGGACGTGAACGGACGGTCATGAGCTATCTGGAAATGGCCAAAGCGCCGCTGCCAGACATGAGCAGTGGCATTATCTCGATCTGGTTTCGGGATGCCACGAAAGGCCCTGCGCCAACCGCCGAAGCGTGGCCATCCGGACTGTGGACGCCCGGCACCGACTCGATGGTGCCGCCCTGGACTCAGGAGATAGTCCAGGACCTGTCTCCGTCGTCGGCGTTTTTTTGGGATGCCTATGGTGCGCCACTCGATAGTTTCCAGGGTTTGCTGACTGGGCCGGCGGCGGTTTGGATGCCGACGCCGCCGCCGTTTGCTACCGATACCGTTCACATGCTGCTAAGTTTTGGCGACCCGGACCAGCCTTACAATTTCTGTCCATGGCGAATGGACTCCCCAAATGTGATCAAGGCGGTCAATTATACGGGTGAGGCGGTACCCGGCATCGGATTCAACCCCAATGATTGGCCGCCGCCCTATGCGCCGTATTTTATCAATGTGGGCGATGACGGCGGCAAGTTCACGGTGCGCAACATGCGGCTTGAGCCGCCGGTAGCAAAGCCAAAGATGGTTCCGCAATCGTTCATCGGAGTCGACAAGGATGGTTATCTGATCATTTGTCTCCAAACGAATACCAGGGCGACGTATAAAGGCTACGCATTCGAATTGGCGGATATTTCCGAATTGAAGGCGAGGGCCACCACCTTGGTGATTGATGGGCCGCCCTACAGCTACTCGCAGATCGGGTTTCCCTACCCTGATGGACATTTTGAAGAACACCCTGGATATTGGGATGGTTATCAATTCACCTATAACGATGTCTCCAACGAGGTCATGAGTGGTCAACCGGAAATCTTCGTTCTCGGCGGCCCTCCTGTCTACTTGGATTTCTTCGGCGGGCCGGTTGTGTCCGGCAATACATGGCACCATCTGCTGTTCTCTTTTGACATCAGTGGATCGGTGACGTGTGAGCAGCCCGATGATGCGGCTTCCGGGGCGCCGACCGTAACGACCAAGTGCAAAGCCTGGCTGGCGGTGGACGATCGGAATTATACCGACATGGCATTGCAGCGGCGCGTGCGGATACCAGATGGATTGGTGACTCCGCTCCTGCCGGGAATGGGGCACGACATACTTTTCGGCAAGCTCACCAGCTGGTATCGAGGCGATTTGTCGTTAGGGCCAAACGACATCGTTCCACAAAACATCTGGATTCGTAGTTTCAGCGGTGGTTACCCGCGGGACGGTTTGCTTCAATATGCGTCCAACAGCGGCCTCTCGACCGGCCCCCCCGATAACGAGCATTATCCGGCTGGCGATTTCAATGGCCTCGCCTGGACTGCTTCGCTCTGGACCCTGTACTGGCCAGCAGCACCAGGCCCGGCTTTTGCGACAATGGAGCCGCCACGACCGACCGTGCCAAACCCGGCGACCTTCGATAAGCCAATATACGAGTGCGCCTCGTTTAGTATTCCGGTGAACGGGCATCCCATCGGCATTCCGGCAACTGCGCGCCACCTTACGCACAACACCGGCTTGGAAATGGGCGAGTTGCAGATATGGGCCAACAAGACTCTCGATACGGCTGATGTGAACATGCGCCGTCTGTTCGTTGACAAGGACGGAAAGCCCGTATTGCCGAATGCCGCCGAGAAGGTGCTCGGCAAGCCCGATATTCTCCTGAATGGTTCCGGTAACTGGCAAGCCGGCACCAATACCGGCCGATCTGGCTTCACTGCCACGGGCGCGATCAATCCTGCTGGCCAGTTCAGGCCCATTGCAAAAATTAAAAGCTTCCTGCCGGACCCGCAACTCGGTAAATGACGAGACATGCTCGTCTGTAACGTAAGCCAGTTGCACCGGCGGGCGGCGATCGCAGCCGATCTCGCCGAGGCCGCCGCGGCGGTCGACGCACCAGGCACCGGGAACGTTGTTTTCGCCACGCTGGTCGACGACCCGGCCTCAGTGGGCGAGCACGTCGATGCGTTCCTCGGGCAGATCATGCTCGAGACGGCGAGTGCTGGCTCGACTGTCAGTGCCGGGCTGGCCTACGCTGCCGCGATCGTCGAGGCCGTGACCGCCGTCGATGTGTCGTCGGCTGCCGTGCCGTTGGTGGTGGTGGAGGCGGCGACTGCCACTGACGCGCCCGATGCCACGGTCGCCGCTCTTCCTGCGCGAAGTGCGATGCTTCCATCGGCGTTCGTCAATTCACCCGGCACAGCGCGCCAGGCCAATGTCAACGGCATTATGGTCAATCTGTAAGGTAACGGCGGCATGGCATCCTATTACGTTTGGTCAGGCGCCACAGGGTCGGGCAACGGCTCGAGCTGGGCCAACGCCTTCACGACGTTGGTGACCGCGTTCGTGACCGAAGTAGCGGGTGATACGCTCTATGTTGCACATGATCATGCCGAGTCTGCCGCAGGCGTCACGCTAACCTCGTCCGGCGTCGTTTCCAATCCGACCAAGGTGATCTGCGTCAATCGCGCTGGCTCGGTGCCGCCGGTGTCCGCTGACCGACGCGCGACGGCGACAATCACCGCGACGGGGGGCAACAATCTCTCGATCTCGGGCACCACATTCTATGACGGGATTATTTTCATCGCCGGCACTGGGGCGGCATCGAGCGCCTTCCTGATCCTTGCCGCCGCCACCAGTACTTCGTTGCGCTTCGATAATTGCTCGCTGCGACTTGGAATCACAATCGCCGGCAGTCAGATAATGTTTGCGGGCGGTTCCAACAGTTTCGGGGCTTGTTACTTTGAGTTGAACAATACGACATTATCGTATGGCAACTCAGGTCATGGCACCCTGCTGGCCGGCGTTTTGAAATGGCGCAACACACCTTCCGCGTTGCTGGGGACCGTGCCGACGCTGCTGTTGACGCCCGCACCGCTGCGCGGCGGCTCACTCGAATGTATCGGGGTGGATTTTTCGGCAGCTGGGTCCGGCAAAACGCTTGTCGATGCCGCGAACGCGCAAGGCTTCATGTCGCGATTCATGGATTGCAAGCTCAATGCTTCCGTCACCAAAGAGACGCCGCCGCTAGCGCAAGGATCTTCCAGCACCGAGTTTATCCGCTCTGGCGCGTCCGGGGTGAACTATACTGTTCATCGCTCGGTTTATACCGGCACTCTGGACGAGGAGACGACCATCGTTCGCACCGGCGGCGCGTCGGACGGCACCACGCCAATTGCGTGGAAAATCGTCACCGTCAACAGCAATTATTCGCTGCCGTTCGAGTGCCCGCCGATTGCGATTTGGAACAACGTCACCGGCTCGGCGGTAACGGCGACGGTAGAGGGCATCTGGGGTGGCGGCGCGGTGCCGAACGACGATGATGTCTGGATCGATGTCGAATATCTCGGCGACGCGTCTTCGCCGCAGGCTTCGTTCGTCAACGACGGCAAGGCCGACTTGCTGGCAACGGCCGCCGCCCAGACCTCGAGCTCGGCAACCTGGGGCGGCTCGACCACCAAGTTCAAGCTGAATGTGACGTTCACGCCGCAGCAAAAAGGCTGGATCTACGCGCGTGTCAAATGCGCAAAGGCGTCGTCGACTTTCTATATCGATCCGCTGGTGACACTGACCTGACCGCTTCCCAAGGAGAAAAGCCCATGACCGAGGAACGCGCACAGGCGCGCGAATGCAATGACGCGTCCGTAATTCGCGGCAGCGGTCTAGGAGAGCGTGCCGACGCGCACGGCCGCTACGAGATCGAATGCATCGGGGCGGACGGCAAGCTGAAATGGCGCGAGACGATCGACAACGTGGTCGCCACCGTCGGCAAGAACCTGGCGCTTGATTCGTTCCTCGCCGGGGCGGCCTACACCGTAGTCGGGCCGTTCATGGGACTGATCTCGTCGACATCCTATTCAGCGGTCTCGGCCGGCGACACGATGGCGTCGCACTCGGGATGGCTCGAGGCCGGCGGCGCCAATGCCCCGACCTACACGGGCAACAGAAAGACTGCAGTATGGTCGGCGGCCTCGGCCGGCTCGAAGGCGCTGTCGGCGGCACTGTCGTTCGCGGTCACTAGTACCGGCACCGTCAAGGGCGCTTTCCTCTGCTACGGCACCGGCGCGGTCAACACCAAGGACGATGCCAACGGCACGCTGTGGTCGGCCGGCACGTTCTCGACCGGCGACAAAGCGGTGACGAACGGCGACACGCTCAATGTAAATTATAGCACCAGTCTATAATTGCGTGCGGCTTCAGGGGTCGTAAATGGAAGTCACCGAGCAGGCTGCAAAGGTCGCTAACACCGCGATCGACGCCATGCGGTCGACGCCGCTGGCGATCGCGCTGTTGCTCGTTAACGTCGCCTTTCTCGGCTTCGCTGCCTATGTGCTCGGCGAGGTGTCGGAAAACTCCCACGCGCGCAATGCAGCGCAGATCGAGTTGATCAACAGCTTGGTCCGCGAATGTCGGCAGCCGTTGGCGAAATGAGGTAAGAGCATGACGCGCCTTGCTGGGAAAGTTAGTTGGTTCGGCGGCCCGGATGATGACGGCGTCTCGCCGGACGAGGGCTTGGCCTTCATCTACGATGTCGACGACGCTCCGCACCTGTTTCTGCCCAGGCAGCCGCCGGGCACGACCGGACTGGCGCGCCGGCTCAATCCCGAGGTCCACTACATCGCTTGCCGCTGGGATTATGACGTCACGTCCAAGACGGAGCTGCTCAATATCAAGGCGCTGGTGCGCGCACCCAAGACCGGCCGAGCGTTCGTCGCCGAGCCAGCGGATTGGGGGCCACACGAGAATACTGGGCGCGTCGCCGACATCTCGCCCGGCCTCATGGCAGCGCTCGGGATCGACACCGATGACGAGGTCGAGGTCACTTTCCCATTCGAGCGAGGAGATGATTCCGTCGCCGTGCCGTACGATCGCATCGCCATTTCATCGGGCCATGGAGCGTTGGTGCGCGGCGCCAGCGGAATCCTCGACGAGGTCGACGAGGCGCGCCGCGTGGTCGAGGCGGTGGCCGACAAGCTCGCCGCGCGCGGTGTCGACGTCATGACCTTCCACGACGACGTGAGCACCACGCAGAGCGAAAACCTCGACCGCATCGTCGACTGGCACAACCAACAGAACCGCGAGTTGGACGTCAGCGTGCATTTCAATGCCTACAACGACACCACGAAGCCGATGGGCACGGAGGTTTTATACGTCACCCAGAGTGCGCTCGCCGGAAAGCTATCGACGGCCATCGCGGACGCCGGCGACCTGCTCGACCGGGGCGCAAAGGAGCGCACCGATCTGGCATTCTTGAACGGGACCGAAATGCCGGCCGTGCTCATCGAAACTTGTTTCGTCGACAGTGAGGCCGACGCCGAGCTCTACGAGGCGAACTTCGATGTGATCTGCGAGGCCATCGCACAAGTGCTCGGCGGGCCACCACAGCGATTGGGTCGCTAAAGCGTTCCTCCCTGACTTCACAGGCTCTCGCCCTTACCCATGGGGCGAGGGCCTCTTTTTTTTATGCGCGGTTCAACCAGCCTTCCGGCAGCCCGTGCGGGAAAAGCTCTTTCTCGGTCTCGGGGATCAGATGCCGCGGGCGATCTGGCTGTCGATCATTCAATGCCGCCGCTTCCGGAGTAGGCGTTGAAAGTAGTCAAGGATGATTTGGACCCGGCTGTCGTGCATCATCTTGATAATCGCCTTCTCATCCGGCAGCAATGGCCCGTTAGCCATTTCCCATTTGGCAAGCCGCTCGATCCGGTCGGTCAGATCGTCGCAATCGTCGATCAGCATCCAGCCTTCCGAGATTTCGCGAAAACCGTCGCGCATCAGACCAGCCCTCCCCACTCGGGCGGCCTGATGTGCCGCGACCGGATGGCGCTGCGGCAGGCGGCGAGGTCGAACGGTTTCTCGATCACGTAGGTCGCAAACGAAAATTCCGGTTGACGCTCGTTGAGCACATGCTCGGCGATCTTGCGGACCATGCCGAGCCCTTCGAGATATGCCGTGCATCCGCAACAGGTCTGGCGCGGCAGCGGTTCGCCGTGCTCGTCGTCGAGGATCAGGATCGCCATCACGACCGTCATGCCGTCCCCTTCATTTCGGGCTGGCCCTCGAACCGCGCGATCATCTCCCGGAACAGCGTGACGATGTCCTTGCGGTCGGCGCCGTTCGAGATGAAATTGCAGCGCCCTTCTTTCTCGCCGTACTCGAACAGCAGCAGCACGAAGCCGACCTTGCGGTCGTTGCCGCGCAGGTCGCCGTTGAATGTCTCATCGAGCGCCTTCGCGACCGCGTTCATCGTGTCGCGGTATTCAGGCTGGATCGGCGCATCGCCAAGGCTGTGTTTCTTAACCATGCGTGGCCCTTCTCCGTCTGAGTTCTTCTAGAAGCGCGGCCCGCACAAAGTCGGAGACACTAACGAGTGCATGATCAGCCGCGAGCACAATCTCGGCGAACATGGCGTTCGGTATGCTGGCTCGGACTGCAGTGCTGTCGGCAGCCGTGAATATTTTTACGCGCTTGCGCCCCCGAAGGGGATTCTGCGGTTCTCGGCGCCTGCGGTCGCGGCTCATAGCAACCGCTCCAGCTGCGCCAGCTCGCCATAATCATCCGCGATCTCCTGCATGATCCCGATCCTGCGCTGGGACTCCTGGTCGTTCATTTGCATTCGGGCATAGACCCGCTTGCGCAACGCGACCTCGCGCAGGGCCTCCCGCTGCTTGTCTTCGGCTGTATAGCGGCTCATGCGCGTCATGTTGGCGGCCTCGAATAGGTGACGACCGCGCGGGCGCCGGTCGGCTCCTCGACCCACTCGACGGTCGGCACGATGACGCCCAGCCACTCGACGTCACGCTTGAGCACCGATAGCGGGATGAACGGCGCGCGGGTGCGGCCTTCGTCATCGGCGCCGATGATGATCGCGCGGCCGGCATACGGCTCATGCTGGACGGGCAACTTGAACGCGTGAATGGGATCGCCGTTCTTCAGGCCGAACTCGGAGACCCAGATCGAATCGTGCTCGTCGCTGATAATGCTGTGATCCATGCCGCCGCCAACGATGCGCCTCATCGCGTCGAGCATGTCCTTGTCCGGCAGGTCGATCGCCTCGATGGTGCGCGCCTCTGGGTCGATCAGGTAGCCCCTCATCAGTCCGCCTCCTCGTCGCTCAAGACGATAGCCGGTGTTCGCCGGGGCGCGCAGAAGTTCGGCCTCCCGCGGAAGGTGGCAGGCGGTATCGGCGCGTCAAACCGCACGAGTAGGTCCTCGGCACTGCAATGGAGGGCCTCGGTGACTCGCGGGATCAAGGCGGCGCTGAGGCTGGTCTGCCCGTGTTCAATACGCATGATGACGTGGCGGCTCACGCCGATCGCGGCAGCAAGATCGCGTTGCGTTATCTTGCGATGTTTGCGGATCGCGTGAAACCGGAGACCAATAGCGGTATTATTTGGGGGGGGGGGGGTCGAAGTGCTGGGCATGGACGGTCGATCCCTCTTCGTCACGGAATGGGTCAGACGGTCGGTTGCAGCTCAGGGAATTCCCCGCTCTTGGAAGTCGGGCGGGATGAAAGAGCTTAGGGAGTGGACAGGATACGACAGACGTTACAAAACGGCAATGTATCAACTTTCACACATTGAATGCAAAATCTGTGGAAATATGCGTTTTGTGCCAGACACATATCCGTTTTGTGCCAAGGCATATGCGTTTTGTGCCAAAGGATTACCATAAGGGATTGGCGATCTATACTAAGTTTTCAACCCTTGCCCAGCGTTTGCGATGGCAGCTCACTGAACAGGCTGTGGTACTGGTCGGCGAAACGGCCGAGGTGGAGGAAGCCGTGAGCACGGGCGACCTGCCGCACCGTTATGCTGGGACCAGCGCGCTTGAGCGCCACATGCACATCGCAGAGCCGCTTGTGGCGCAGGAACGCCATCGGCGCCATTCCCATCACCTCCTCGAAAATACGATACAGCGTCCGCCGGGTGACGCCGAAACGCTCGCACAATTCGGAACTATGGACCGGACGCCCGGCGGAGGTCAGGTAGCGGTCCATCTCGAGGATAAGCGGTTTCGGCGCGGGGGGACGGGAACCACGATACCGGGAGGCATGGCTGATCGGTGCGGTCAAAAGCTCAAAGATGTTGCGCTGGTGGAACGCGAGCACGTCGTCCGAGAGCGTCATCCCGTGCTCGACGATCTCCGTCAGCAGCCATCGCAAATGCCGCGACGAGAAGGCGCGGTGGATCACCGAGGCGCGGCGACGCTCTAGATCATCATACGCACCGGGAGATGGAGCCAGAAAGGTCTGCAACGCCGCGGAGGGGATAAAGGTGGTCGCAAATCTGGTCTTGTCCTGTAATCTCGTAAACCGTTCCTCGCCGGGGGCCACGAAGGCGAGATCGCCGGGGGCGAACATTAGGCGCCCGTTGGCCAGACCATCGGTTCCGAACAGAGTCCCCAAGCCCCAGCGCGTATCACTCATCACCCCGGCCGTCCGAACCCCACGCGAGAACGAGCCGGTCGAAATGCTGACCATCGGATCGGATCGAAACGCGATCTCAGTGATTTCGCCGGACATCCGGCCGGCGCCGAGCTGCACCACGTCGGTCTGCTTGTCCGGCGACAGGTCCGCCACAAGTGCTTCGAAATCATCAAAATGCGTCCGCCTGATCGCAACTGGCACACGACTTCCCCCACCAACACTAACCTGCCCAGATTGGGCCCTCAGCTTCCACCGGATCGCCCATTGACGCCAAAAAAAATCGTTGCCGGATAGCGTGCATATCTTATATATTTCATGCATACGTTTTCATGCATATCGTGTCAACATTCGGGCATACGAAACATGACAATCAGTTCAAACATTGCTATTCGGCCACCCATGGGGCGGAAGCTACGTTGGCCGGAGCGGATTATGGTGAAGCTGGCGCCTGGGACGCTTGCTCGCATCTCTGCCGTATTAGGGGAAAAGGAACGGCGAATGTCGTTCCTGCGCGACGCCATCGAGCGCGAAACCGTGCGCCGGGAAAAGAAGAAGAAGAAGGCTATGCCGTGATGGACCCGCCGCTGATTTGGACACCATTTGGACACTGGCCGCCTTTGGCATTGATATTGTTAGCGTTTTCGGCCTATTCATGTGCCCTACAACAGTGTGATTTTGCATTTGGTGTCATATCATGTCGTTGTTGATGGCTGCAAGAAACCCTTGCGGCACAAGCGGAAGTGTCTATGGTGGTCCGAAGGCGTCCAGAGCCGTTGAAATCCGATATTTAGGACACAGCTTAGACACAAGGGGAAATTCCGATGGTTGAGTTTTCTGAGTTGGATATTCGCGAGAAGCTGGCGCATATCGATCAAATGCTGGCGGACCACGACCGCAAACGTCAAGAAATCAGAATGGCGCCATGGGCCATGATGCTTTCCGGCATGACGGCTGGCGCGGCCTTCTTTGCTGCTGGTGTCGCCTTCATCAAGGTTTTGAGCTAGCCATGCCCAAGCCCCGCGCCGCCAAGCTCGAAAGCGCCACCGCCCGACTCAAACTGCCTGTCGCCGGCAAGCCGGTCTGGGTCTCCCTGGCGCCCGGCATCTCGCTCGGCTATCGCCGCAACGCCGGCGCCGGCACGTGGAGCGTCCGCAGCCAGGGCCCCGGCACCGGCTGGATCAAGCGCATCGGTCTCGCCGACGATCTTGAGCCCGCCGCCCCACCGGTGGTGCTGACCTTCTGGCAAGCCCAGGAACAAGCCCGCTTGCTGGCGCGCCGGCAGTCGGGCGCTCCGGTCGACGAAAGCCGGCCGGTCACCGTGGCCGAGGCGCTCAATCGCTACGAGACCTATCTGAAAGCCCGCGGCGGCCGGCCCTACAATGCGCAGCAGCCTCGCGCGCTGTTGCCGGCGGCTATGCTCGGCAAGCCGGTTGCCCTGATTTCCCGCGGCGAGCTGGAACGCTGGCGCGATGGCCTCGTGGGGGACCGGCAAGCCGCGACCGTCAACCGGCTCATGAACGGCCTCATGGCGTCGATCGCGCTAGCCGCCAAGAGCGACAGCCGCCTGCGGCAGCACCTGCCCGAGATCAAGATCGGGCCGCTACCGTCGGCGTCACGGGCCCGCAACGTCGTCCTAACCGACGATCAGGTGCGTGCGGTCATCGCCGCGGCCTATGAGCGCGATCCGCAGCTTGGGCTGTTCGTCGATGTGCTGGCCGCGACCGGGTCGAGGCCGTGCCAAGTCGTGCGCCTCACCATCGCGGACCTGAAGGAGATCCCGCCGCGCCTGATGATGCCCCGGTCCGCCAAGGGCGGCTCGCGTGATCGTCTTGCCCGATTGGCCGAGCACGTCGCCGTGCCCATCACCGCCGCGCTGGCGAGGCGCCTGAGGGCCGCGGCCGAGGGCCGGCCTACCGATGCCCCGCTGCTCATACGTCGCACCGGCGAGCCCTGGGGGCACGATCCGAACGTGGTCTATCGCCGAGCGGTCCGCGAGGTCATTGCGTCGGTCGGCCTCGATCCCGATCGGGTGACGCTCTACGCCTTGAGGCACAGCGCCGTCACGCGGCAGTTGCTCGCCGGCACGCCGATCCGCGTCGTCGCCGCGTTGTGCGACACCTCGGTCACAATGATCGAAAAGCACTATGCCAAGGACATCGCCTCGCACAGCGATGAGATTTTCCGCCGCGGCCTGCTGCAGGACCCTCCGGGGGAGGCGAGCGCCGACAACGTCATCAGCCTGAAGGTGAAGGGGACGGCATGACCCCCGAGATCACTCAAGACCGCCGGCAGCGATGCTGTCGCGAGGCGGCGGCATGACAAAGCCCAAGAAGCCAAAAAACCAAAAGTTGCCGCACCTCGCGATGACGGTCGATGAATTCTGCACGGCGTTCAGAATATCAAAGCCGTTTTTCTACAAGCTGCGCAGCCAGGGCTTAGGTCCGCGCGAAATGAAACTCGGCGCTCGGACGTTGATTTCGATGGCGGCGGCGGACGAATGGCGCAAGATCGTCGAGGAGCCGACCGCCGAGCCTGGGGGAGAGGCCGAGCTTGGGAAAGCGAGCACGGCTGTTCGAGCGCGTCCAAAACTACCGAAGCCGAGGCAGCCGAGGCAGCCGCCGCCAAGCCTCCAAAGCGCCACCGCACGATTGCGCCTGCCTGTCGCCGGAAAGCCGATCTGGGTGCGGCTCGCGCCCGGCATCTCGCTCGGCTATCGCCGCAACGCGCGCTTCGGCACGTGGAGCGTCCGCGTCCGCGGCAATGGTGCGGAGTGGATCAAGCGCATTGCCCTCGCCGACGATCTTGAGGCCGCCGCCCCACCGGCCGTGCTGACCTATTGGCAGGCCTGGGAGCAAGCCCTCAAGCTGGCTGGCGCACCGGTCGAGGATCGCCGGACGAACGCCCACCGGCAAAGAGGGAGGCTGATCGCGCGGCCCAGCGAGGGGGAGCAACAATGAATGTGCTCGCCGACATCAAGTCGACGCTGCGCTTGCAAAGCTGGGTGTTGACGTTCAATACCGCGATGATCGTGGCAATCGTCGGCAAGCTGTTCCTTGGCGGACATTGATATGTCCGACGAGGCCCATGGTCGGAGGGCCAGCCTCCGGTGCCGAATTTCCATCATCGGCTGGCCCTCGCCTTGCGTCGCCTGTCGGCTCCCACTATCGCCGGGACGGTGCCCGTGGTGGGCAGGGTCTGCAACTCTAGTCACAATCCTTTTGCGATCTCGAACAGCTTCTCTTCGGCCTTGACGAAGCGGAGTGCGACGTCGGTGGAAATGGCTTGGTCCTCGTTCGGCGCGGTGTCGACGCAACGCAGGAACGCCGCGCGGGCGTCGCGCCATTCGATCACCGCGTCGAACAATTGCTCGGGCGTCATTCGGCTGCGACGAGACGCGGATAGACCTCGCCGGTTGGGCGTTCCGGCCTCCTGTTTTGAAGCCACCCCCATCAAATCCCCACGTACTCGCGCATCACTCTGACCCACTCGGCCGGCGTCGCGTCGTCCGGCATCCCGTCTTTCGTCGCTTCGAGAGACGCCGCCATCTTGCGTATTCCATGCAGCACCGTGGTGTGATCCCGGCCGCCGAAGCGCCGCCCGATTTCCGGCAAGCTGCGCGAGGTCAGATGCTTGCACAAGGCGAACGCGATATGGCGCGGGCGCACGACGTCCAGGCTGCGGCGCTCCGCCACCAGCTCGTTTTTTCTCAAGTTGAATTCATCGCAAACCGCCCACAAAATCTCACCGATGGACGGTTCACGAGGTTCACTTCGAACCAGTGGCGGCGGGGGTGCAGCAGGCTTGGCAGCTGGCGGGGGCGCAGGGGGCAGCTCGGGCGGCCGGATCGTTTCAGGCGGCGGTATGAACTGCCGCCAAAATGCCGAGTGGATCGATCGATACCTCGCCAGCATTTCGTCCGTGTTCGAATAATCCGGCACGCGTGCGGGTGCGACCTTCATTGCTACGCCTCCACAATTTACTCACTGCAGCAGATCTTCCCTCGTGATCTCTGCCTCTATCTTGACGACCCGGTCCAAAAGACGGGTGATCGCGGCCACACGGTCGTGCTGGCGCTTGGCCCACCACCAGATCATGGTCGCCAGCATTCCCTCGCGGCCGTCATCATCGAGTGGCGCGAGGATGTCGCGCATAGTGTCGAGGTCGCGATACACCTTCGCCTTCGATGCTTCTCTTTTCATGACGCATCCCGTTTTGTGCCTTCGGCGATCATCAAGGCGTCGCGGACACGCATGCCGAGGCGCCCGGGGCTGATGCGGATGATCTTGTCCGCGTGGACCCTTTGCATGGTTCGCGAGCTGACGCCGGCCAGCTCGGCCGCCTGTCGAAGATTGATGATTTTCATGAGCTGCACCGCCGTCGGAAGCGGCTCATTCTCAAGACGCTTTTTGCTCATGTTCATCTCTCCTGTCCTCGCGGGCGGCGATCCATTCGTTTGCCGCCGCCATCGAGATTATTGTCCGAGCACCCAGTTTAATCTCGCGAGGTCCGAGCCCTTGGTTGCGTAGACTGTAATAAAACCCCTTTGAGATTCGAAACGCCTCGCAAAATTCCTCGACGGTCATTGCAAGGTGCGGCGTGCTGGGTCTGGGCTTTCTGTTCGGCATTTTACGTCTCGTGCAAACCCATCTCATTGCACACCGCGTTGACTTCCGCCGACATCTCGGCGGTGTCCTCGCTCGTCATCTGCGCGCCGTTGCGCATCGCGCGCGCGTTCGGCCCGGTCCACCACGTAACAAGCATGGCGGCGCTGTCCTTGCCGCCGGCGAATTTTGCTGCCTCGATGATCTGGCGCACCAGGAGCTTAAAAGTGTCCGGGTCTTTGGGCGGCTTGCGCTGCGCCATGCCGAGCATCTCGCCGATGGTGGGCTCTGGCGGATCAACCTCGCCCGCCTGGTCGATAGTGGTGCCGTCGCCCGGCCGCGGGTCGCCTGGATCATCCCGCTCAGCGTCGCCGGTCTCCTGGGCGGGCGGCTCGTCTTCGCGCGCGCCGGCCCACTGTTCGAGCGCCGCCATGGCATTCGCCGGCTGGCGCCGCGTCACCGCCTTGCCGCGCTCGGCGGCGCCCTTCATGTCGTAAAGCTCATCGTCGCGGTGCAGGACGGTGTCGAGATCGGTCGACGACGGCAGCTGCTTGGCGTGCAGGCGCGCCACGGTCTTGCGCACCATTTCCGGATAGGTGATCGGATCGTTCCAAGGGCCCTTCTTGGATCGTGAGTATTTGCGGCGGATGTCCTCGACCTCATCGATCGTCATCACCTCGCGCGAGATGCCTCCATCCTTGAACTTCGCGATCGAGTAAGCGTGCGTGATCGGCCGCGCGCGTCCACCCTTGAGCGCAGGCTTGTGCAGGATATGGGGATCGTCGCCGAGCTGGTAGTCGAACTCGTCGCCGGCGTGCACGACCTCGGCGTACCAATCGGAAAGCTCGCCGCTGTTGCGCGCCTTCTTTCGAATGCCCGCGATCATCGGCAAATAGGTTGCCTGGTCGCTGCTTTTGCGTTGCCCATCTTCGGATTCGCCAAACGGCACGATCGCTGCCTCCCGGCCGTCCGGCAACAACCCGTCCTGCGCGCATTTCATGCAACTGTTAAAGATCGATGTCCGGGTACACCCGTATAACTTCTGATTGTTCTGCATCGCGGTCATGACCACCCGATTGAATCTTTCGACCGGAATATGGGCTGGCAACGCGTAGCGGAATTGCGGCGTCATCTTCTCAAGGTCACGGCGAAACTGCTCGACCACAGACAGTTGCTTAGCGGTTGTTGGCTGGTTCATTCGACCTTCTCCCTCACGGAACGCAGCACGCGATAGTCGACCGCCTTCTGGACGATCTCCGGCCGGTGCGTGGTTTTCAGCGAAATCTTCCAGCCATTCACGATGGCGATCTCGGCGTCGCCGATCTTGGCGCGCATTTCGGTTTCCGCCGCTTTCTTTTCCTTCTCGGCCACCGCGATCATGGCGGCATTGCGCGCGCGGATTTCGCACAGCTCCTGAATGCGGTTGTCGCCGCGCAGGTCAATGATCTTGCCCTCGGCCTCGCGCGGGTACATCAGCTTGACCAGATCGCCGTCGCGCTCGTAATCGATCGTCGGCACCTGCCCGGCGTCGAGCGCCTGCCAAAACAGATTCACGGCGACGCGTATGTGATGCTCGGTCGGCTTGTGCCGCGGCACCTCGATCACATGGCAGTCGAAGGCGAAGTCGCCGAGCACGAGTACACCGACAGCACCGAACGCGGCGTCCGCGAGCATGACCTCGGTAGCGTTTTGCAGAATGATCCATAGCGGCGGCGAGGGGTCTTCGCCGTAGTCGCCGGCCCAATACTTCTTGAACGCGTAACTGCCGATCGTCTTGGTCTGCAGCACGCCGCGGCCGCGGGGATCGCCGTCGATCCAGAAGTCGGGCGTCGCGCCAATACGAGCATGTGAATCGCGAAGATATTCGGCGTTCTTGTTAATGAGCCACTCCGGTCGAAGTTTGGCAACCTCGGCCGCCACCACGGATTCGAGCGCGTTGCCGCGCCGGATCACACTGCTCTCGGGATCGGGCGCCGGCAGATCCATGCCGCACTTCTCGGCGTAGAGACCTGCGATCGTCTGCCAAGGATGCACGCCGAACAGCGCGCCGATCGCGCTGGCCGTTACGTCCTGCTTGCGCAGCTCCAACCACTGCTCGCGCGACGTGATCGGTATTCGTTGCACGGCCATACCTGTCGTCCCAACAGTCGCCTGTATCTGGTGTCACGTCCTGTCATGCGGTGTCATACTATGACACGTCATGTCGTGTTTACTTGACATCTCTTGTCGGAAAACTAGTAAAATCCCGCCTAAAAATATTTTCAAGGGGCCGCTCAAGTTCCGACGCAGACAAATGCGCGGATATCGCACTTTTGTCCATGCCGGACTCAAATGTTACAGACACTTAGCAAAAACCGAAAAAATTTCGAATGACATGCTGCGCCATGAGTTCCAAGGGCCCCCCACTATTGACGCCGCAGCACGTCCGGTCGCAATGTTCTGCCACCGGCCCGCCGGACAGCGGGAGATAGCGGGAGCAGAGGAGGCGGCAGCATGACCGTAGCGGCAAGCGGCGGCAACGATCTCGCTGCGAAAGCGGACCCCTTCATCCGGCGGATCGAGGAAATCGACGACGAACTGGATTCCGAAAAAGGCGCGTACATGGCGACGTGCCGGACCCTGCGGAGTAAGCGCAAAGACGTCTTCGGCGATGCGAAGCACGCCGGCATTCAGGTCAAGCCGCTCAAGGCGGTGGTGAAGCGGCGCAAGCTCGAGCGCTCGATCGAGGCTCTTCCGAGCGACTTCGACATCGACGAGTCCGCGCAATACGAGGCCCTGGCGGCGGCGTTCGCCGGTACGCCGTTCGGCGACTTCGCGCGGGCGCGCGCTGCCAGCGCTGATGATGATGACCGCGATCTGCGGCCCGGCTATATGCGCCACGAAGGCGCCATGGCTAGCGGTGCCGGCGACGAGGAGGCGCCGCGCCCCGACGAGGAGCACCTTGGCAAGATCGGCCGCGGCCGCGATCCGATCGACGAACTCGCACACACTAACAAGTTTCGTGGGGTGGAGCAGCCCGGTAGCTCGTCAGGCTCATAACCTGAAGGTCGTCGGTTCAAATCCGACCCCCGCAACCAAGTCCACTATTCCCTAAAGCGACACAGCCCCGCAGGCGCCAGCGGGGGAGGCTGCGCGATGATCGCTCTCGATGCAGGTGCCAGCATTCTCGCGCTCGACTCGGCGAAGGTCACCGGTGTCTGTGAAGGCATCCCGGGCGGCGATCCTGTTCTCGAAACGGTGAACTTCGCGCGGCCGAACGACGATGAGTTCGACATCTGGGCGCGGGCGCAGACGTGGTTCATCCGCCGCATCCTCGACCGCCGGCCGGGCATGATTGTCCTAGAGGGCCTTATCCCGCAATACGATAAAACTTTGCAATGCGGGATTTTCAGCGCGTTCGGCGGCATTGCCCGCAACAAGCAAATCCCGATCCTTGTGGCGCCGGTGCAGACGTGGCGCGCGTTCGTGCTCGGGTCCGGCCACCTCAAGAAAGACGTCGCCAAGGCTCGCGCGCTCTCGATCTGTGGCGCGCTCGGGTGGTCGGCGCCGGATCATAACGCCGCCGAGGCAGGTTGCCAGTTCATTTGGGCTTGCTCGCAGGTCGCGCCGAAGAGCGTGCCGCGGATTCCGCTGTTAATGAGAGGTGCAGCATGAAGAAGCGTGTGATCGCGAAACGCAAGTCAAAGCATCGGCAGCTTTCGCTATTCGATCCGGCTGGAATTCCTCTGCCAGGGAAAGTGACACGCACCGGATGGCAGCCGCCGAAGAACATGAGCTTCGACGACTGGCTGTCGTTCGGAAGCATGCTCGACCTCGTCGAGGGTGCGGTCCAATGGTGGCGCGGTGATTGGTGGGCGTTCGGTATTAAACGCAAGTATGGCGAGGGCCGCGAGATCGCCGAACAAGCGGGGGTCAATTATGGGACGATTCGCGTCTATGCATCGGTTGCAAACGCCTTTGAATTGTTAAGGCGCCGTAACAATCTGACCTTCAGTCACCACCAGGAAGTGGCCGGGTTTGAGCCGGCCGATCAGGATTTTTGGCTTGATCGCGCCCTCGAAGGCGACGGCGGGAAGCCTTGGTCGAGCAACCAGCTTCGCGCGGCGATCGCGCAAGGCAAGGCATTCCAGCGCACGCGCAAGGTCGAGCTTGAGGCCGAAACGCTCGGCAAGTTCGTCATCCTGTACGCCGATCCGCCGTGGCAATACGAGAACCCGCCCATGGGCGGCTCTAACCGCTCGATCGAAAACCACTATCCGACAATGACGCTGGAAGAGATATGCGCGCTCCCGGTCGGCGACATCGCGCACGAGAACGCCGTCCTTTTCATGTGGGCGACGTCGCCGAAACTCTACGAATGTATGAAGGTGCTCGACGCGTGGGGTTTCAACTATCGCACCGACATGGTGTGGGTCAAAGACAAGATCGGCATGGGTTACCATGTGCGCGAGAAGCACGAATCCTTGCTGATCGCAAAGCGCGGTGAGCTGCCGCCGCCCGCCGTTGAAAACCGGCCCGACTCCGTTGTCGACGCGCCGCGGCTCGAGCACAGCGCCAAGCCGCCGGTGTTCTATGACGTGCTCGATCGCATGTATCCCGGCGTCCGCAAAATCGAGCTGTTCGGCCGCGCGCCAGAAACCCGCACACTATGGACGGCATGGGGTAATCAAGCCAGTGAGGCCGCGGAATGAATCGCACTCACTCATTTGACGAGAGCCTGCGGCGATCGCAATCGTACGAGAATGCGCCCTGGTGGTTCGAGGTGTATCGGCATGCCTTTCCTAATTTGAAGGCTGCTGTCAGTGTCCGCGCAGATGGGTGGGCTCAACGGGGTGGGATTGATCGAGTTCTTACGTTGGGTTGCGGAAAGACTTTGACCGTCGATGAAAAAGTTCGTGAAAAGGCTTATCAAGATATTTTGCTCGAAAGGTTTTCGGATGAAGCCGCCAAAACTCCCGGCTGGATTCAAAAGAAGCTCGCTTGCGATTACATCGCATATGCCTTTGTGCCGCTTAGGACGTGTTACCTGCTGCCAACGCTGACTTTGCAGCGAGCGTGGCAAATGCACGGTCGAAAATGGATTGGCGAATATCGCCCTATCCGGGCTCACAACGAGCGGTATGTCACACTCAGTATCGGTGTGCCAATCGAGGTGCTTTTCAAGGCGATCAACGACGCAATGCGGGTGCGCTGGGACGATTTGCCAACAAAGCCAATCGAGAAAACGCCGATCGAAGATGATGTTGATGATCTCCCGCTGTTTGCACGACGGAAGGCGGCCGAATAATGGAAGACAAAGAGCCAACGTGGCTCCAAATTAAATCGAGGGTCTACGTCTATTGGCCACTAAACGATCCACTAGCGGAAGAGATCGTGCGCCTGAAAGATTTGGCAGACTTTGCGGCCGCGAATGACATCGCGTTCAAACGGTTCAGGAAGGCACGACACTGGCATTAAAAATATGAAAACCAAGGCAGAATACACACGCGCCAAGCAGACCATGCCGATGGTGATGCCGGCGGGCTCGCTTGCCGCGACGCATTCCGCGCCCAACACTTGCGCGGTGCGCTGGCTCTACAGGCGGCTCGGCGTGCGCTCGATCGACGACTGGAATCCGCTGCTTGTCCAGCATCAGATCACCGTCTGTGATCTGGGCTGCAAGGCCGGCTGCGCCCTGCTGCGCGCGATCTTCCGGGAGGCGGCCGAATGACGAAACCGCTAGCGATCGACCTGTTCTGCGGGCTCGGAGGCTGGGCCGAAGGGCTGCTGGCCGAGGGTTGGGACGTGATCGGCTTCGACATCGAGCCTCACGTCTACGGCGAGCACCGCTATCCGGCGCAACTGGTCATCCAAGACGTGCGGACGCTGCACGGCTCGCAGTTCCGCAATGCCGCGCTGATCGTCGCCTCGCCGCCGTGCCAGGCGTACAGCTACCGGGGCGATGCCGTGGAAGCGGGCGAAGGCCCTGCCGCCGCCAGACAACGAATTGTTCGAGACGTGCTTTCGCATCCAGCGCGAGGCCTGCGAGGCGGCCGGGCGGCACATTCCGCTTATCGTCGAGAACGTGCGTGGAGCGCAGAAATGGGTGGGGCGGGCGCGATGGTCGTTCGGGAGCTACTATCTGTGGGGCGATGTGCCAGCGCTGATGCCGATCACGTTGAGGGCCGCGAAGGGCAAGCCCTTTGGCATGAAACGCTGGACCAATCCGGCCGAGGGGCGGAAGCAGCAGGGCAGTGGCGCGGCGTGGTGGGACAAGGCTTTGGATGAGCGCCGCAAGGAAGCCACCGCAATGATGCGCGAGGGGATCAAGCATAATGGCGATTGGTTTCGCGATCCGGCGTGCCCAACGCGACAAGGTGGGCAAACGGGACGGAAATACGACGTTCCATCGTGTGATGGGATCAAACGCCCAGGCATCGAATTAGGCGAGGTCGGCTTCAACGTCGCCAACGCTCGCGAGTTCGCCCACATGGTCGAGGGCGTGAAGATCGAGCGCAGCGCCGACGACAAGCGCCAGCACATCGGCACGTCCCGCAAGTTCGCCAGCGCCATGATCGCTAAGATACCGCTGCCGCTGAGCCGGCACATCGGGGCGGTCTTTCGGCCCATGCCAATGATGGAGGCGGCCGAATGAGACGCGTCGTGCTGGAGAGCCCGTATCAAGGGGGCCTCTTTAGGCGCTGGCTGAACCGGCGTTTTGCACGAGCTTGTGCACGTGACTGTCTCATGAGAGGGGAAGCCGTTTTCGCGTCGCACTTGCTCTACACGCAACGCGGCGTGCTGCGCGACGACATCGAGGAGGAACGCAAGCTCGGCATCGACGCCGGCCACGCGTGGATCGCGAGCGCCGACGCGATGGTGGTCTACATGCCACGCGGTGGCGTGGTTTCGCCCGGCATGAACGTCGGCATTCAGAGAGCCCGCGCGGTCGGCATTCCGGTGGAATTCCGGCGGCTCGAACCGACAGGCGGGACGTGATGAAAACTGCGCCGACCATAGATCGCTTCGTGTTTGCCGGCGGGCGCGTGCTCGAATGCGAGAACTCGCGCGGGGTCGAACCTCGATCGATTGATCGTCTCAAAACCAATGAATTTGGTGGAGCGTTAGAACGCTTCCTGATCGAGGCGCACGACTGGCTTGCTTCCCGTTGCGGCAGCCCGATCGAGATTATTCTCGGGGCGTGGTTGTTCGCTGTTATGCGCGGGATGGAAATAGATGTTGTACTATGCGCAAATCGAACGGACGCTGAGAGCATCGCGCACGATCGTGTGGTGATCGTACCGCAGCTTCGCTGGGAGCGGTATTTTCCTGACTTTGGCATTCGCTTTCCATTGTTGGCGCGCCAATGGCTTTTCATCGAATGCGACGGCAAGCATTTTCATTCCGGCAAAGTGCAAATTGCGAAGGATCGCGGCCGCCAACAAGAGATGATGGATGCTGGCTATCGGGTGTTCCGCTTCGCCGGCAGCGAGATCAACCGTAATCCGTTTTTCTGTGCTTCGCCCGTGATCCACTACGGGCTGCAAGGAGGGCGCAGATGACCGCTCGCCCTTGGATGCCGCTCTACATCGCCGATTATCTGGCCGACACCCAGCACCTAAACCACGCGGAACACGGAGTGTATTTGCTGCTGCTCATGCACCATTGGCAGCACGGATCGATACCCGCAGACGAAGAACTCATCGCCAGGATTGCACGCTACGATAGGCATGCAAATGCAGATGCAAAACTGGCCTGGACGCGGATTTGGAAAATGGTGCGGTCATTCTTCGAATTGACTGTGCTGGATGGGCAACAGGTTTTTAGGCAGAAGCGAAGTGTTGAGGAATTGGACAAAGCGTCTGATATTTCAGGCAAACGTCGAGCAGCCGCCTTTGCGAGGCACCAGCACAAGCACAGCAATAGCAATGCAAATGCAAGTGACTTGCATACACACGCGCGCGCGACTCCACAACCACATCCACATAAAGAAAGGAAGAACGAACAAACCGACGATGCAAATGCAGAGCAAAAGCAGACGCCGCCTGACGGCGGCGTTCGTTCGTTCGAACCCGATCACGTCAAAAAAAAATTGAGCGAAGATTGGCCGCCAGATTACCGCACGGTTTTTGCCGAGCGCTTTCCACCGGGAACGGCGCTAATGCCCGGCCTCGACGAACTCGAAAAGGTTCGACAGCGGGGCGAAGTCTCCTGGGCGACGATGCTCAGTGCACTCGCAGGCTATCGCAAAACACTTCCGCCAGATCGTCATCCGATGAACCCCGCAAAATGGCTCAAGGAGCGGCGCTACCATGACCGATACGAAACACACACCGCAGAACCGCGACGCAACGGCGCTGACCGCGCACTCGAACTCGCACGAGAAGCCGAAGCCGCAGAACGCGCAGGCACTGCTGAACGAACGGCTGAAACGATCGGAGGCGATGAAACTGGTGGCGATGATCTTGGCCGGGTTTCCGCGAGGCGCAGCTCGTGACGAGGACGTGTATCTCGACACGCTCGCCGCCGCCCTTTGCCAAGAACCAAGCTCGATCGCAATTGCTTGCGCAAACCCACACAGCGGGATTGTGCAAGAGTGCATGTTCAAGCCGACCGCCAAAGAGATTCACGATTGGTGCGCGCGAGCAGCCGAACCGTTACGCCGCATCGCCGCCGAAGCCGACCGCCGCAACAAGGCGCCACCGGCGACCATCGACCGCAGCAACCGACCCACCATCGACGAACTGCATGCGCGCCTAGGGCCGACGTTCGGCATCAAGCGCGTCGATGCGATCGACAAAATCCGTGGCGATCCCGACGACGAGGAGCGCGAACGTCGCGCCAAGGCCGAGCGCGCTGCCACGATGATCGAACGCAATCGCCGCAGCATCCTCGCAGACTACGCGCGCTTGAAGCTCGATCCGGTGAAAGCAAGCGACGGAACGCTGGTCTCGCCTGCGCTGCTGCGCTCGCTCGATCGAATGCCAACGCCGCCAGTGCAGAACGCGGAGGACATGCGATGATCCAGGATCGGCCTCAGCAACCGATACTCAAGCCAAACCCTCAAAATCCGGTGACGCTCGCCGCGCGCCAAGGGTTTGACGATGGCTACTTCCGCAACGACGAGGAGCGCCGCGAATTCGAAACTGAGGCCGAGCGCGTGGCATACGATACCGAGTTTGCGATCGGCAGGCGGCAGCGCAAGGAGGCTGCTCGCGCGGCCCGGAAGGCGAAGGCAAAACGATGACGCTTGCGCGCCTGAACACCATTGCGATCGACAGCCAATCGCCGCCCGCACCGGCGCAGTGGTCCGCAGCATGGGTGCAGCGGCGCCTGATTGAGGCCTACAGCGTCGAGCGCCGACTACCGCGAACGCGCCAACGAGCCTTCGCCAATGGCTGGCCATCGATGGTGGTCGAATTCACCGACGTCGTCGGTCGCGCCGACGAGGCGCGCCAACAGATCCTGCAAGACTGGGAACATGCCGGCGCCGGCGTATCCGCCGAGGAGATCGGCCGCATGGAGGACGCCCACGATTGGCTGCGGACGATCCTTGGCCACCATCCGATAGAGCGCCTATGCCTCGCCCAGTGGGCAACGGCGATCGCCTATCGCCGGTCCGTGCGCAGGATGCTGGCCCAACGCCGCTGGTCACGGACCACGTTCTACCGCTACGTCACGGCCGGTGCGCACGTCGTCGCGCTCGAGCTGCAGCGGCAAGGCGAGCCGGTGACTTGAATTGATTAACCAATGTGAGGAAGGATGGGCTTTGGCGGGCACAAGGCGAAGCGCCGAGCCAGGCGGCGCCGTCGGGAGAGTAGGCATCTCCCGACGCGATGAGCGGCCGCGCCGTGTCCGCCGAATGGGGAGAAACCGCGATGGTATGGATCGCGATTTCTATAACCATCAGGAAAACCGCGCGCTCCTGGCAAGTTGTGGTGCGGCTCGGCCTGATGCAGTGAAACAGGGGCGGCAGGCTGGCGTGCTTGCCGCCCCACCCCACCAACATAGCACTCGGTTGCCCGCCTTGGCCAATCATCTTGACACCTCTAAAACTTATGGTACCACTTGGGCCACCCCTACATGCTTGAGTGGAATGGCGCGCCCGGGCCTCGCCTGTGCGTGCTGCATGCGACCCTTGTTACCCCTACATCCCAATCAGAATAAAG